AGTGCAGTCTGTGCAAAAGACTTACCACGAAGAACCTTTAGAACACCAGCGACAACGGTACTTTTGCCAGTTCCGCCGTAGCCTGTTAAGATACAGACGTTGCTAGAGCATACCTTTTTAATAGCATCTCTCTGCTCTTCAGTGTACTCGATACCAAGTTCATCCTCGGCCTCATTGATTGCTGCATCCATATTTCGACCAATCGGCTCAACAGGAGCATCCGCCAGACGCTTGATTTCCTTCGCAATACTATCTTCCAGATTCCACACTCTAGTTAAAGCAAATTCCTGACGGTCATCGCTCCACCAAAGCGTTTCACGAGCATCATGCAAATGGAAAAGTGCCCTTTTGATGACTTCTTGGTCACCCTCATTCAAATCAAGTTCCTTAATACAGCTATTGATTGTCTGGTTTGCCGAGATGATAGAGTTGCCTTCTTCGGCACGGCCAGCAAGAAAGTGCATGACGTAAGCTTCGATTCTGAATTGCGAATTGTGCTTTAAGCCCATATTCAAAGCAAGAGCGTCAGCTTTTTTCCAGCCGATGCCATACACATCATCAATCAGGACGTAAGGATTCTCCTCAATCTTTTTTACCAGAATGTCTGCACCGTGATACTGACGAACAAGCTTTTCAATAGCACTGGGAGTCAAACCGTACTCAATCAGTTTTGTGTACGCTTCACTGTTATCAATGTTGTTTTCAAAAGAGTCAATGATCTTTTGTGCTCGACCTTCCGTAATGCCGTTAACAGTACAAAGAGACTTGATGTCACCATTCTTGATGATTTCATACGGATTCTTGAATGCTTCGTAAAGCATCTCAAACTGATGGTCAGTCAAGATAAAACGGAGAAAGCTTTTTTGTTCTTCCGGGTCAGTAATCTCTTGAAACTCATTCATGTAGATAATTTTATACTGATCACCAAACTTTTCATGATGAACATATTCACCACAGAACGAATAAGTTTTATTCATATCGAGGCTAGGAACGTTGCCTTTTAGCCGGAGGTCGCTGTATCGGCTCATGATAGGATTCCCCTGCTTGACTTTTACCACCTCGGCAGAGAAAGTGGCGAAGCCGCCGGGCACCACCTCCCTCCCATCTTTCGGATAAAAGACTCGTTTTATCCTGATGTAGCAACGGATCATATTTTCATTAAATTTCTTATCTGCCACTTTATAACCCTCTTATTATGCACCTAATCTAAATTCTGTCAGTCCTTCGCACACTCTGCAATAAAACCATTTTGTGGTACGCTCGCATTGTTCTGCGCAATCAAACTTCCACTTCTGAACTTTTCTAACGACGCAACAATTCGTACAATGTATCTTAATTACAGTTTTATCTTTGTACCAATCAATTTTAAACATAGGAAGCTCACAAATAACCTCTCCGTCAATAGTATATAAAACACCATTCATTACTTTATCTCTCTATCACGCAGCCACTGTTTATAAGGTTTGAAGTCGTTTGCAATAACGTGCGATTCATCTTCCTTCTTTCCAAGCACAGCTACCTGACTTCCCTTTACAATCAAATCCTGATAATCTGATAAGACTCTCGGCCATACGGTCAACTCAATGATACCATCGCCAGAATACAGATTTACAAATGCAAACTGCATACCAGTCTTTGTTTTCTTCTTTTGGATCTTTGCGATAATACCAACAAGCACACAAGAATCACCTTCCTCAATTTCAGAGAAATCCTGAATGTATTCGTATGCCTTTTCAAATGGATTCTTATCGATGATGAATGTCTGCAACGTCTGGAACTCCCAGAATTGCTCGTCCTTCAAATACTTCTCTGACTGCTCGGCCATATATGCTTCTTTCTTTTTCAGCTTCTCGGTTTCATGCACGACACGACGCTTTTCATTGTAGATTCGTAGGACGGTTTCTTTATCAACCTTCTTACCAACCTTATAATGCTCTGTATCAATATCCCACTTACTCAGCAAAACTGCCTTGGTAGGCAATGTACTGACGGGCTTAAACTCAGATTGTTCCAAACCGCTGGCAATGTACTTTTCCAAGAATACTCGTTTGTTCTTTGTAGGAATCGCACCGGATTTAACTAATGCAATAATCTGCGCTTTCGTTGTACGGACACGACTCGTGAAGTCTTCAAGCCCCTTAAATTTTCCATTCTTATCTCGCTCTGCAATGATAGCCTCAGCAAGTGTATTGCCAATACCACCGATAGCAGATAAGCCAAACAGAATTTTGCCATTTGACACAGTGAAATCCATACCGGAACGATTGATACTCGGCGGAAGAATCTGAATATCAAAACCGCGTGCGTCCACCATAATCTTGTTGACCTTGCCAACCTTTGCTTTATTCAAATTCAGCATAGCCTTAAAGAATGCAAGCGGATGATGAGCTTTTAAATATGCAGTCTGAAGGCAGATGACGGCATATGCCTGAGAATGGCTGGCGTTGAAACCATAGCCGCCCTTCGTTGACAACTCGTTGCAAATGTACTCGGCGGTCGCTTTGTCGTATCCATTTGCAATAATCTCATCATGAAGAAGCTCGACTTCTTCCTTGACTTTCTCAGGCTTTTTCTTTGCCAAGCATTTACGCATTCTGTCAGCACCGGCATCGTTTCGACCGCCAAAGACCTTCGTGAGCTTCATACTCTGTTCCTGATAGATGTTCACGCCATAGGTACTGCGGAAAATTGGTTCCATATCAGGATGGAAGTAGTGAATATGTTCAGGATGATACTTGCAATCAACGTATGTAGGAATCGACGGCATTGCATCAGGACGATAAAGTGCAATCAAAGCAGACAACTCTTCAATCGACCTAGGTTGAAGCTGTGCAACCAGATCTTTCATACCAGACGATTCAATCTGGAACAAATTGTCTGTACGGCCAGAACAAATCAAATCATAAGATGCCTTGTCATTTTCAAACTCAGGATTGTTGATATCAATTTCCCAGTCTGGAATGTTATCCTCACGCTTTGCTTCATCAATAGCCACGAGCGATGCAACACCCAGAATATCGAACTTGACAAGTCCAATCTTCTCGTCCATCACCTTATCAACGGAAATAACGTGCTCTCCGTCAGTACCATGCCGGATACCGATATACTCGTAATAAGGATGTCGGCAAACAATAACACCGCCAGCATGGATACCATAACCTCGTGGACGACCATTGATATGACTTGCAATATCAAGCAGTTCCTTATATTTTGAATTCTCAGCTACTTCTGTGTTAGCTTCAAGGCAATCTTCCCATGTCTTTTGAACGAACTTCTCGCTGATTTTTCTTATCTCAGCATACGGGAAACCGAGCACCTTACCAACATCCTGAATTGAAGTAACTGGAGTAGTGTACACGATATTCATAACCTGAACCACTCGATCTTCACCGTACTTTTGTGTCAGATACTCAACAACCTTGGCACGGTCACTGACATCAACATCAACGTCAGGAAGATCTTTTCGCTCAATGGTAAGGAATCGTCCGAAGTCAAGTTCGTACTTGATGGAATCAAGCTGCGTAATGCCAATCAGGTAACATACAAGTGAGCCAGCAGCAGAACCACGACCAGGGCCAACAATGACATCATTTTTCTTACACCAGTTGATGTAATCAACCAGAATCAAAAAGTAGTCACAGAAGTCTTTCTTCTCAATGACAAATAACTCATCATCGACACGCTTACGATAGGTCTTCTGCTTTTCTACATCAAACTTGTCAATACCGCGTTTCTTCCATCCATCTTTTACAAGGTCTTTTAAGTAAGCTGCTGAGTTGGAATACTGTGGAGGAATCTCGATTTTAGGAAGTTCAGGTTCGTGCCAAGGCATATCCACATAGTCACACAAGTCAGCAACCTCATCAGTGTTGTTGATACACCATTCTGCTGCATCATATCCAATCTGGCTATCAAGAACTTTATGTTGCTCTTCACGAGACATAAAGTAGCATCCTTCGTAAATTTCTGCGGCAGTTTCCGTATCATGTGCGATACGAAGGAAGTAGTCTTGATAATAAAGATCCTCTTTGGTAGCAGCATGAACATCGTTTGTGACAACTACTTTTGTGTGAGTATCGTTTGCCAACCGCATGATTTTCTGATTATATTTTGCTTGTTCACTGTTTGCGTGAGCCTGAACCTCAAGGTAATAGTGAGGGAATAAACTCTTATACTCTTGAACCAGCTTGACACAAGTGTCATAATCATCCGTTCTGGACAGCCTACTTGCCAAACAAGCAGACAGAATAATCAAATTATTCGTATCTTCTTTAGCGATATCCTCTTTTGTGATACGAGGACGACTATAAAAACCATGAAGATGACCGAGTGTAGACAAGCGATTAACAGCCTGACGGCCAGCCTCATTCTTTGCGATGATAATCAGGTGCCAGTATTTACTGTTCTTGTCCTTTACTTCCCTGTCCTCGCACTCGTATGCCTCAATACCATAAAGAAGTTTTACATCAGGATACTTGTCCTTCAGTTCTGAGTAGTACGGCCAGCTTGTTACCTCACCATGTTCCGTAATGGCAATGGCTTTTAAACCAAGTTCTGATGCTCTTTTTAGATTTTCTTCAGGAGAAGAGAATCCATCGAGTAAGCTAAAAGTATGAGTGCGTATGTAAACTGCTACTCATCAGGCAACACCACCTTTCATACTATTTAAATTCATTCTGTCTGCTCCTTATCTTCGATGGACACTCTCAAAGTTACAGTCTTACCGTCTTTTGTTGTCCATGTGTATCCACCAAAAGTTCTATTGTTGAACTGAGCTTCAGAAAGAAGCCAATCACGAACTGCCTCGATAGCTTCATCTGTGACACGAGTTTTATCTTTCCACTCGGTTCCATTCTTTTTAACAGTCCCTGCGTAAATACCAAACATACCACAGCTCACATGATATTCACTCATTCGTATTCACCTTATCTCCAAACTTAATAATATCGTCGAAAAGCATTACATAGTCATCAGTGTACTTGTTGCCATGGAAATGGCCGAAGTACCAGAATGGTTTACAATCGTTAGGATAGCATTCATATATATTATCAAAGAATATTTCAGTTGACTGGTCTACTGTGCTTTGATCAATACAACCGATAAACAATTCAGTTGGAATAAACCGGAATGGACAAGTATGCGTGAGCATAACATCAATGTCATCGATTTGAGGGTCATGTGTAATATTCCAGATCTTTTTCTTAGTCTTCTCGTTCGGCTGTTCATCCGGCCACCAATTCCAGCCACGTTCCAACCGATAATATTTATCCACAGAATATGCTCCGCCGCAAACAAGACAGTTTAACACTTCCCTGTCAGCAAGAATCTGATAGACTTCACCATCAATAGCAAAATACTGATTGGGATAATGTTGGTCATACCACACATTACCGCAAATATCTCCACTGATTTCCTTTGTTTTGTAACCATCATTACGAGACGGGCGGCGCTCGTGGTTGCCATGAATACAAAACAGATTTGCAGGAATATCTGCGGCGATAGTCTTGATACTCCATTCGCGAGGGTCGTCCTTGCCGTAATAGTTCAAACCGACATCGCCAAGGCAGACAATCCAGTCATTCTTTTCAAGATTGTGTTCATGGCAAAACTTTTCCAATTCTAAAAACCGATTAAAATCACCATGAATATCACCTGTAATGTAAACCATATACTCACCTCACTCAAAATCTTCTTTATCAATCACATAAGTTCGTGGATAAAACCTATCGTTTCTATCACCGAAAATATCAACAAAGTAGACTTTAACAATCTCAAACTCACGATTACACTCTTTGCTTTTTAGGATTTTAACTGCATCTCTTGCATTTTCAGCGTAGATTTCTCTGTGTAAGTTGTGATATTTCTTGAGCGTATAATTATATGTACGGTAATCAATTTTGTAATATCTATATCGTCGTTTTTCCATTTTTCATTCAAAATCAAGAACAATCATATCTCCCATACCTTCATAGAAAACATGATCCATCTTAAATTTCTCACTAACCGATCCGTGGTCAGTTTCGATACAAATCTCCCAATCTGGATGCTGCTCTGCAAATTTATCAAGAATATGAGTCAATTCATCCGGTTCAATAATATGAGCACCATCATTTAAAATCTGATTAAATGCTGTACCTTCCCGAAGTAGTTCTAAATCTGTAATAGTATGTGCAAGTGATTGATGTGCTTTGTCAAGCAAATTTAATGACAAATCGTAACTATCCACTTTATTCATTGTCAACCAACTCTCCATTCTTTACTTTTACAGCCTTATCATCCCAATATTCATCAGCTCCAACCTTTCTAGGAGCGGTGCCAAAATGCTCTTTCCACTCAGGAAGACTCTCATTGATTGCATCAAACTGAATGCCCCAATCAAAGCAAGCCTCCATTGCATCATACAAAAGCTTTCCTTCACGGCAAGTCCAGAGAATCAGACCAGCACCGTGTTTCTGTTCCTGAATTGCTTGATAAATGACATTCCAGTTTGGCTCACCGATATCGGGATAATTATTCTCACAGAGAGTTCCATCAAAGTCGATGGCGATAGCACGCTTCCGATTTCCCATATCAAATCACCTCAAAATCAATAATCTGTGCTTGCGGAGTCACCTTGCTTCCGTACTGGTTTAAAGACAACCGACACACAGCATTGATATATTTTTCTTCCTGACCGCCATAGAAGTCATTGTTGATCCAGCCAATCATCCGACCATTATCAGCAAAGCACACAAAATCAATGCCTTTTTCTTCATCAGAATATTTCCACATATTTCCGTTCTTTCCCATCGGAGCACATCCACTATGAATCAGCGGAATGTTTTTAATGTAGAAATACGGCTCGGAGATTCCCTGTGCCCAGATTTTATGCATCTCGTACATGGTCTTCGGCAATGCAACCGTCAACTTACTATAGTCAAAATCAAAATCCACTACGATCGCCTTACTCATCGTGACATCTTTAAGCAGCTCATTACAATCTGTAATCGCCTTTGGCACATTTCCTTTCTTGATTTTCACACCAGCAGCGTTATCATGACCAAGAACCGACTCAAAATCTCCGGTACTCATCAAGAACTCCTTTAAACTTCCAATCGGAGAGCCGTCAGGATTTCTCATTGAGCCACCGTAATAGTCCGGTTCGTCAGCGAAAGTACGAAGCAATACGCACGGTTTTGCATACATTTCAGCCAGCTTGATTGCCACAACACCAGTCAGAGTGTTATCAAGAATGCCAGTAGAGTTGCAGAATAGAATCTTATTCTGGTCTGCACCATGCTTTTCAATCAGTTCTTGAAGCTCTGCAACAGCCTTATCCTTAGTCTTGTTTTGCTGATATTTACAAGACGAACACTCACGAGCCACATGCTGCGCCAGAGTCTCATCAATCGTGACACCGGCATTCTTGCCACGAGTCGGAGTATACTGGAACGTCTGTTCCTCACCGACCATCGCACGGAACATTCGCTTCTTTTGCTCAGATGAACCAACACGAATCAGTGCATTCATCATCGGAACGATGTAAAACTGAATATCATTGATGGTCGGGTCACCCTTGATATTGAAACTATTCGCCTCAACCAAAGCACAAATCATCGGATTCACAATTCGTGCCAGACCTTTCGTGCAAAGGCGCTTTGTCTCATGCGAGTGCATATCCATAACGTCACCGATGTTTCCGACTGCCACCAGATCAAGATACCGGTCTGCAACATCAGTCCAATTATATTCATCAACAGCCTGAAGAAACTTATACACCACGCCAGCGCCAGACAATTCCTTATTAGGATATGTACCATTCTGGTTATTGACGATTACTGCGTAAGGATTCTCTCTGTCGCAGATGTGATGGTCAAGAATCAGAATATCGATGCCCTTTTCGCGGAGTTCCTTACACTGCTCAACATCGTTGCTGCCAGCATCAGGAATAATCAGCAAGGTAGTTTCAGGTGGAACTTCAATTTCTTTAGAGAGTCCATGTTCCTTTCCACTATGATGCATAACATTGATTTTTCCAAAATAACCAATCGTCTTCAAATACTGAAACATCATTGAAGCACTTGTGAATCCATCCACATCACAGTCTACAAGGATAGAGATAATAGACTTCTTCAAAATATGCTTATTTAGCAGTACGACAGCATGTTCAATATTGTCCAATTCCCACGGAGAATTTAAGCAAGAATCATCCAGATTCATGTAGGTCTTATAATCCTCGATCCCTCTATTCTCCATAATCGTTCCAATCGGGTCGGATAGGTCGTTCCTACTCCCCTTCCAGAGTTTTACATTCATTTAATTCTCCTAACACAATTCTCAATCAATGCCTTAAATTTTTCAGGATTATCAGTCGGGGCTTCCTTTTCATCCAGAATCCCTTTATCATCTACTACAGCATACACACTTACGCCATCGACAAATCGATTGGCGAGAACCATAAGCTCACTAAGCTGAACGTCCTTATCAAAGACGAAACAAATATCAACGCAAAGACGTGTTAAAATTTCAATTTGATTCTGTGAAACCTTCTTACCGCCAGTCGCCACACAGTTGTAGACATCCATGTTCCACATCTGCATGACAGACTTTTCAGCCTCACCAACATATACCAGACCTTCATTCTTGATATACGGCTCTGTCTTATACAGACCATATAGAATACGGTTTCTGGCACACGGCTCAAGATACAGATACTTTAATTCACCTTCAGGCGGCTTACCAAAATATCTTCCCTTTACACCAACCAGAGTACCAATTTCATCTCTGATTGGAATCGTGATTCTATTTGTCAGTTCATCAAAGCCAACCTCAAACTCCTGCTGCGTCTCATAAGATATCCCATCGTCAGCAAAAATCTGGTTCACATAAGGTTTGTAATAACCGAGGATGGCTTCGGAGATGGGGACTATCGGACGGTCATCCTCGTGTTCTTCACCTTCATTTTGCATGGCAATGAGCTCTTTTAGAATCAACATACTTTTAGGAAGGTCTTCCTCGAAATTGTGATAGTAGTCAAGTCCAACCCATTCGCAGATTTGCTTAATAGCTTTTGGGAAAGACAGTTCCAGAAAGAACTGGACGACAGAAATCAAATCATAACTGGTCTTTCCATTGGCAATATCTCGTGTGTAATCTACCGCAGTAAGATTTTCATTCTCGTAAATGCAGAGTGCCGTTCTATTGTCGCCATCTGGATTTGCACACTGGTAATAACCAGTCTTGTGACTGACATGATGGCAACCAAGTTCCTCTAAAATCGGTTCAATCTGCTGTTCTTCAAGAATGTAATTTTTCAAATCTGCGATATTTACCATTGTAGTTCCTTACTTTCTGGTGCAGACACCGACCTCTTTCCAGACATTCTGGTTCAAATTCACTTCAAACATGATTTTCTTTTTCTCACCAAAACGGTTCTTGTCGATATTTCCAACGTAGTACCGCTTATCTGGATTTAGCCGATGGGCACAGTCACCGCCCCACTCAGGGTCATGAGAGATGTATTGATATTTCGCGAACTTATCTTTTGGAATCTCTTTGAATAGAACCATCGTCCAAGCAACATGCTTAATCATTTTTGACTCAGCAATGTTATTTGAATTCAGCTCATCAGGAAGATACTCATGGGCGTTTTCAGCCAACTGAATACTACCGTAAATAAAGATCTTTAGATTTTTCGCAATCTCTTCAAGTTCGGTGGCCGTGACCTTGAACGCTGCCCATTCACCAATAGACGCAATGTCGTTCTTTAGAGTATCGTAGAACACATACTTAACTCCCTGAGTGAGAGCTGCCTTCTGGATTTCAAATCGCAGGGACTTATCACTATAATCGGCAGAAACATCTTTTGCGATAATCAAGCCTTGTGATTCGTTCTCAATCCACTGGCAAACATCAAGTACATTGCGATACTCTTCGCTTTCCTCATAGACGCGAGCGGTGAACTCATCAATGCTTTCTATGTATTCTCCGTCTTCGTTTTGTTTTCTGAAGATGAAGTTTCCATTTGCATCCCGGTACATTCCAAGAGTGATTTCTCGTTCATCCTTATGGAAACGATGACCATGCAACTCTTGAAACTCAGGATTATTGATTGCGGTGACCAGTAAGCAATACCGGACTGACTCAAGATCCATCTCATTCAGCAGCAGAAGAGCTTTCTGCTTTTGAACCAATGTGACGTAAGCAACAATCGCCATCATGTATCTAGTCTTACCAGCGTTAGATGGCATACCATTGAACATCACAGTGCCCAGCTTCAATCCTCGGAACAAATCATTCATGATGGGATACTGAAACGGCAGACCCATATCGGGAACGCTCAGACGTTCATTGACCATTGGCAACAGACCATTATTCAAAATCTCAGCATCGTCGTTTGTGATGATGACAGTATTGATCTTGTCGGCCTTGCCACGAATCAATTTGTAAATGTCCTGAGCACCAAACATTTCAAATTGCCGATGCTTCAAGATTCCTTCGATGTTAAAACCATTTCTCTGGTACTCACGAAGTAGCGAATATTTCTTCAGGATATTGAAATATCCCTTGATATCATCGTCATTCGCAAGGCTCATGTAGTATTCGATGGTTGACCAGCCCTTCAGCCGCTTATATTGGGACAATCTTGACTCATCTTCAGCCATAAACGTTAAAACAGACGTTTTATTAAATTCTTGAGTCCGAGTTTCGTAAATAATTAACGCTGCATCGTAGAAAAATTTTGTTGCTTCATCGGCAAAATCGTACTTGCTCTTGACATAATGTCCATACTCGACCAAATAGTCAGGATGCTTGTAAATTGCGCCAACAAATAGAATTTCGTTCGGGATATTTGAAATGAGTTCCACTCATCCACCTCCCTCTTTTATATTTCATCGAGAATTGCATTTATATCAATTTCGTTCTCGTTTTTACTCTGTTTCGGTGCTGTTTTCATCCGTTTCAGTACCGTTTCAGTCAGATTTTCCTTCGTTTTGCTTTCGCTTTCACGGCGAATCGAAGCTAGTCTTTCTTTCCGTTCAAGATAACTAGGATATTGCGCCAACAAAACAGCCAAATCGTAATTCCATCGCTGGCTCATATCGCAACCCTTAGCTTCTTTCTCGGCAATTATCTTATCTAATCGGGGTTTCGCTAGAACCCACATATCGTAAAGTTCTAGCGGAGGGATCGAACCTCTATATTTGTAATAATTACCGGAAATCAACTGCGTAAGTTTCGAGTAGAAGCTACCCGGAACAACCGCCGGAGCGTATGTATCTCGAATATGGTCGAAAAGAATCTTTTTTTCTTCCTGTTTGATATGTGCAAGCTCACGATTGTGGTCTTGCTCTCTCTTTTTGGAAAGAAGATCATCGATCTTTTTGTCCGTAGTGTCATTCACTTTGTCAAAAAATGCCCTTAGCAGGTCATCTGTCCAAGGGCGTTTTTGATTTTTCTTTTTTTCTACAAAACAATCCTTATGGTAAAACCCAGTCTTGTCGTAGAAAAACGTGCTACGGTCTCGCTCGATGAAAATGTTCTTCCCGCAAATCTTGCATTTACGGGTTAGTTCCATTAAGCCAGTTCCTTCTCCATGACTGCGGCGACCTTCTTCAGTTCCTCGATATCAGTCATAGAACGGAACGCGGTAGACAGGCCAGCCGCCTTAACAGCCTTCTGTGCAGCACTCTTCTTTACAGGAGAAGCGGAAGCAATCAGGTCATTCAGCTTTGCCTTAATGTCATCCAGAGAAGGCTCTTTATTGTCGGAACTCTTATCTGCCGGAACATCATCCGGCTCATCGTTTTCAATACCGAGATCACGCATACTCAGCTTAACCTCAGTCTTAACAGCATCGTTCAAGCCGTTCTTGATGACATTCTCCCGATTCTTTGCGCTACTAGAGATAATATCCTGATACTCAAGCAGAGTCAGATCCTCAACGACCTCACCACCCTTGTGCATACCAGTACGATCCTTATCAAAGAAAGCGAGCTGCTGACCATCCTGGAAATACAGACGGAACTCAGTATCAACGTTGTACTCCTGACCAGCGAAGCCATCAGGAATCTTGCGACCAGTGGGCTCACTTACGATAGAACCATTCACAACCTTAGTATGCTTCTCGTCCTTCTCTCGGCAAATAACAATGTAGTTCACGCCAGATGCATTCAGATCCAAAATCAGAGACTGACCCTTGAAGTTCAGGGTATTGAAATCCTTAAGCTCCATGCCAGCACCCTCAATCTTGACTGCCTTTTCATCACCGGTCAGACCCTGAGATGCAGCCTTAACCTTGGCACGCTTCTGCGAGAAGGCGGTGAGGCCCTGGGTGGCAGTCATCTTGAGGATGGAAGCGGAGTCAACAACCAGAGCGTCTGCACGGAACGGCTTGCCATCTGCATCCAGATAGACATCACCATTCTCATCCTCAATATCCTCATCGTTAGTAACCATCTTAATGTAATCCTGAACTTCTGCCAGAGACTGGGTGTAAACAATCAGCAGATTGTCAGGATTCACACCATTGGCTTCCAGCTCCTCGGTGTAATTATCAATAGAACCATTCTCGGTATCCAGATACAGAACACGGAACGGCTTGCCGTCTGCATTTTTCAGATAGCACAGCTGCATAGCAGTACGAGACTTACCAGTTCCCTGTTCACCATAAATCAGCATATGAAGCTTCTTACGAACAGCAGATGCCTTACGAATCATAGCCATATATGTAAATTCCTCTCTAAATCTTTTCTTTTATAAGTATCCTGTGTTACTTAGCTAAGACTAAAAATTACACTCCCCAGTCATCCTCTTCCTCATCAGCAGGAGTCGCAGTGGACTTGTTAGAACCACCCCACCAAGAAGTATCGTTCTCAGCTGCCTTGCCATCGAAGTCCTTCTTAGCCTGAGCGTTGGCAGCAATCTTTGCCCGTGCCTCGGAGATATTGTCCTCAGTATAGGTAGGCTCTGCATCCTTATCGCCGGGATTCGGATCAAAGGAATCAGGATTAACACCCTCGATATACAGCTTACGAACTGCCGGAGTGCTCTGACGCTTCATCTTGTTAGGACCACCCCAGATATTCTCAGTCTCAACTTCCTCAACCTTCTGCTGATTAACGATGGGACCAAAACACTCGAAACTAGTATAAGGCTTCAAACGCTTACGAATAGAATCGGCCAGAACCTTATTCTGAGTGTTTGCCTTATAGTCAATGAAGAACTCTGCATCCTCAATAGTGTTGTAATTCACGATCTTTGCATCGACAACTACTTCATCGCCCTCATCACTCTTGTGGCAACCAGTGTAAACAATGGTCTGGGTAAACAGAGCCAGCTCTTCAAAACCCTCTGCATCGAAGTCGATTTCCTTAGAACTCAGAGAAACCTGAGTAGGAACAAAGCGAATCTGGTGCTTGCCGTTGTAAGTGCTGTACTCGATGTTGCCACGGACATACACGTTGTCACCGTCATGCAGGTTCTCGGAAATCTCCTTAGCTGCATCAAAGTCGGTTAGAGTCTTGTTATCATTGATAACCTTACCAGACTCATTCGTCTTCTTGGTAACACCGACCTTAACGCCAATCATATCATAGCCTTCCGGTGCAACATAAGTCAGACGATCCTTCCAAGCGACTTCCTTCTTATCCTTCTCGATGCCCTTGTCCTTATCGGCACGGCGGAAGAAGTAAACCTTATCACGAGGCATACCAGCCAGATCAACATAGAAAGTGTTTTCATTGGAAGTTTGAATACCAAAGCTCAGGACACGGCGCATAACACCACTCTTAGTCTCCTTCTCGTTATAGAAGTTGCTACGCTGGGTGCCGGTGACCTTACCAGCCATCTCAAAAGAACCACGGGTCTGAGGAAGATTAAAAATTCTATCTGCCATATCAAGTCTCCTTTATGTAATTTTGTTTCATTGATAATCACTTATGTTTCTTTTTATTGTCTCGAATCAATTCATGCACTATTCATTTTATGTATTATCCTCCGTCTGGCTTATTGATGGCTTATATTTAACAACCCTCCGGGTCGTTAACACCGAGGATCTTCAATAGGATCGTATGTAAACATCGCTCGGAGCACTCCTGCAAACTTATCGGAGCACTCCTGACACAAAGAGAACTGTAGCTTCGCGCCATCCCATGTCGGGCTTTCATAACCAAATTCGTGATACATAGAGATTGTATCTCCACAAGGATTCTTAGAATATTCCTTGCCACACCAGTTACAAACATGTTTACTTATCACCATAGCGGCATCACCTCATTTTTAATATTCTCTATCACGGAACATCTTAGATTGAGCACGAGTTAATCTGTTGTTCCGGCCATACTTAGGTCTGAATGCGGACTGCAGCTTGTTGTTTGCGTATTCGAGGTCACTCTCCAGAATCCTAGCAGCTTCTTCAATGTAATCTCGAATGGCACAATACTGGTCGTTGTTGATATAATGCGTCTTTAGATAATCAAGCATATCGACCGCCTGATTTTTCAAAAGAAGCGTATCTTCAAGCTGAGTCTTGCGCCGTTGGAAGAAATCTATATTCAAGTGAACATCTCCTCCTTCTTTTCAGTAAACCTACTCCAATCCATCTTGCGATGACAATCAGAACATTCACGCTCGAACTTCTCCAGCTTCGTCACACAAAACGGACAAAGATATGTATTCTTTTCCTTTTGGAAGATAGGACTTGCCGGAATACTCAAAGAGCCGGGGTCGATGGTTGCATTGATAGGAATTTTACTGTTCATCGTGCCACCTCTTACAAAAATTAGCCTTTTATGAGATTTAGTCTTCTGGGAAATGCTTCTTCGTTACTGCAACGCAGAACGGTTCAATCTCTGATCCCCAGATAGCAGTACCATCACCATACATACTTTCAAAGACAAGTGGAAAGCCACCAATTCCATCGAAAAGACTGCCAAGCGTAGGATTTTCACCGATATACGGTTTCATTTTCTGGAAAATCCAATACCACTGAGGCAAAGCGATTGAATTACCGAGTGCCTTGTACCGAGGAGAATCTGCTGGCTTGTGCTTTTTACCATTCTCATCAAACCACTCGCCAATATCGGTCCATCCATCAGGAAAACCCTGTAACCGTTCACACTCAACAGGAGTCAGGCGGCGAACAATCCAATTAAGAATGCACCCTGTCGTCCATCCTGGTCTCGTACCATTACAAAGTGTGGTTGCGCACTCGTCATAACAACGAGTGTTTTCCGGTCTAAAACCAAGCGGGAATCCAGCGCATTTTACTTCATTTTTTTCAATTACAAGGTCAGTAGCATCCTTATAGTCACGAGATTTCATAGTGCTCGCTTGTTCACTTTCCTTGTATTCACCAATGCGCTGCATAGCAAATACTTTCTTTTCAGCGACAAGCGGCATATTATTGCCACCAGTTCCCCATTGAGCCGTACAAGCCGGACTTGTATTACCTTGTTTGGTGTATCGAGCATCTTGACTATGGCTTTCAAATACCGCTATGGAAATATTTTGTTTTAAATTATGTAAAAGTGTAGGATCTTTCATTTCCCACCAATGAATCATCTCCTGCAGTGCATCCTTCAGAAGGTCGGGCAATGGTTTTCCACGTCTTAACGCTCTTGTCAAGATCCCCTGACACGCCCGTTTGCTCAAATAATACTTCTCCGGCACATTGTCCTCTAAGGTCCATGACAAGCGCGAGACGTTTTCTACGCTGGGGAACACCCCAACCACTAGCGTCGAATAATCTCCACGCCAAGGACCATCCGTTTCCGGCGATTGCTCCAGCTTTTGCCCACTTACATTCTTTTCCCGAAGGTCGAGGAACTGAAACACTTGGTTCGACAATGCGTGCAAATTCTTCCAAGACACATCTAAAGTCTTCTCCTTTGTTGGAAGAGAAGGCTCCTGGAACGTTTTCCCAGATTGCAAATTTTGGATACTCTCCATTGGTGGCCTCCCTCATCTCCTTTATCACACGAATCATTTCCATAAACAAACCAGACCGTTTACCGGCCAGACCCGCTCGTTTACCGGCAATAGAAAGATCTTGGCTAACAAGGTGAACCACCAGTGATGCACGAGACGGGCTCAATTTTAGAGCCGTCAATCTCGCAAATATCTCCATAATGCTTCACCAAATCACCTCCTTTTAGTATCCTGTGTTACATAGCTAAAACCACAAAAATGAGCGAAAAAATAATAGACGTATTAACGTCATATTATCCATTCGCTTATAAAACAAAAGTTCTAGCAGATTTTATGTATACCCTATTGGGCTGGTGGGACAGGCAAGATTTGAACTCGCGACCAAGCGGTTATGAGCCGCCAGCTCTGACCAACTGAGCTACTATCCCATATTACCAGTCAAACAGCTGCAACTATTCAACTGGGGACCTTCCTTATAAAACACTATTGCATCTATATCATATAGACGAGGAAGGAATAACAGCGATGCACATTTCCTATATCTCGCCCCTTTCGGGGTGGTATCTCGCACAGGCGCAGCCGGATTTGACCGCTAAAAATCCTACCCATACGAGATTGGAGCAGCGAAAGGTAGTCGAAACCTCATCCTCAGCTTGGAAGGCTGATATACTAACCATTGTACGACCGCTGCATAATCACCCAGCTTACAAAGCACTACTGCACCATCACTGGCGAGCTGGGAATAATAGTGGCAGTCAAAGGAGATCAACAAAACGGTACGCAACCATTCTATGATCGTGGTGCGGATAGTGGGCATCGAACCCACACGCCGAAGCACCAGATCCTAAGTCTGGCGTGTCTGCCATTCCACCATATCCGCATAAATTGCGCCAACAGGGGTCGAACCTGTGATGGAGGAGTCAAAGTCCTCTGCCTTACCGCTTGGCGATGGCGCATCATATACCCAGCTTACTACGTCACACTGCTCCGTTTCCAGAGAGCTGGGAATAATGTGAATGAAAAATTCTACATGCCCTTTCGGGCTGGTCCGAGTGACAGGTCACGATCCTGCGGCCTCATGCTCCCAAAGCACGCGCTCTTCCAACTGAGCTACACCCGGATATCAATGCTACCGACCCGACTTGAACGGGCACGTCGTTTCCGACAGGAGATTTTAAGTCTCCGGTGTCTGCCATTCCACCACGGTAGCTTATATAGAAGATCAGAAACAGCCAACATTTGTTTTACATTCCGGTTTACTGGCTACCTGAAGGGTATTCGTCCGACAGCTACTCGGCTTGCACCTTATTCCCCTTCCTATTTGGCTCGGCATCATTTACCGGTGTGATGCTTGTCGTTTGCCAATGAACGGCCAATCCCCGATCTAGCCAGAACAACTGATCTTCATGGTAGGGATAATCGGATTTGAACCGATACGTCTTTCGACACTTGAGTTTGAATCAAGCGTGGCTGCCAATTTCACCATATCCCCATATTGCCGGTCTTTCCCGGCTGTCAGCCCCGCGCAGAGCATTTTTGGAGGAAGAAATATCACGATACTTCGTTAATTATTCTAACGAAAATCACGATAAAATGTCTATTTTAGTCATTGTTCTTCTGCTTACTTGCATAGAACTCATTCCGCAACTGAATAATACCCTTCTTGCAGAAAGACTCTTGATCTTTCTCTCGTTGCTCACGCATCCAACCATAGAACAAATTATCTTCAGCAGTAAACAGCTTGGCAGTGTTTTCGTAATAACCACGCTTCTGGACGCTCTGCATGACACCACGCAAGAACTTCCAGTGCTTATAATAAGGAAGCTTAATCTTAAACATGAAATTGTTGCTGTCTCGCAAAACAAAGCCTTCAACGTGTTCAAAGCCATGATGCAGATAGTTCTCGTTCATGACTTCCTCGTACCAAGGATAAAATTCACTCCAGTTCTCAAAAGTCTTAACCTTCTCCTTAATCTGCAAATGACACTTTTCAGCTACACGCTTCAGATCATCGTAATCCATCACACTGAAGTTCATATCATTCGCAATAATATCCAGCAAAACAATGTGTGGTTTCTTGTATTCAATGATATGAGCATCATTCACAGGATCAATCACCTCGAAGATGATGGAGCCATTCTCTTTTGCAACTTCTTTCAGATTCTTACGATCTTCATCAGAAGTCGTATCCATGAGAATCTTTCGGAACATATCTGCAAAAGGCCCTTCAGGAGTGGATTTACTTGCAATGAACAGGCCATCCTGTTCTGCATCATACGAAATGATACCAAGAAATCCGTTCTCTTTTAGATACGCAGTCACCGGGAACTTCAAAGTGTTCTGTAGGTTTCCAATTCTCGTTTCATTCCGCTCATCAACCGCAAAGAACTTATCATAGCTTCGAGCTACAATCTTATTCGTCTTTGTGTTAATGAACAATCCCCTCGCTTTGGTAGAAATCTCATCCCAGTGCTTCTTATAAAATGCTTCACGAGAGAAGTTGAAAGAAGAAATATCTCCGAATCGCTTCTCAAACACATATTTGCTTTGACGCATCTTACTAACAAGTTCTGCGTTATCGAACTCAGTTTTCATTTCAACGGCAGATTCGGTCTTTGGTTCCTCTTTTCGGAATACATCATTCTTGGTTTCTACACACTTGACGGGCTGACCGTGTTCAAGTTCCACGCAACGGAGATATCCACCAAACTCGATTTTTCCTTCGAGGTTGTAGCACCGATGCCCCATATCAATAGGAACATCCTGCACATTTCGATGACCGAAGATCTGAATATAGCTATCAGGCATCGATTTTTCCCAAGACTCAGCCACGGTTAGCATATCAGGATAGCGACCTACACCTTTGATCATCTGGTCAGCAGATACGAAAGGAAGAAAATAAGGCAGATAACTCAAACCACCGTGGCTCACGAAATACCGCTTACCATCATACTCAAAGTAGGCACACTGGCCGACTCTGGAATAGATCTTACGAGCAGTGTTCTTATCAATACCAGCTTTAAAGAGCTGCGGACGAGTGTAGTTTGCAAACTCTTCACTCTGAACCGGTTCATCATGCCCCCACTTGTTCAGCCAACGCTCGTGATTCCCTTCCAAAAGGATCACATTCTTGCGGTTGTTATTTACAACATCACACAAGAACTTGAATACCTCAACGTTTTCGATGCCACGATCGAGATAATCACCAACGAAAATATAAAGTTCGTCGTCCTTCATCTCGCCAAGGTATTCACTTAAACAAGTATAACAGCTATGAACATCACCGATGACATGGATCTTCTTCCACTGGTTGAAGTCATTCGGACAGTAATTCAAATCGGACATCACATCCGTAGTAGAAGGAAGAACTGTCACGCCAGAAGGAACTTTTTGAGTAGCAAACCGAGCGTACATCTTATCAATGGCCGCTTCAGGAACTCGCTTCAGCCATTCTCTCTGAGCGTTTCTTCGTTTGCATTCCTCAATCGGAAGGTCAGTCATGTCAATAACATACATCCGATAACGATACTGTTTTGCAAGATTCTTATAACGATTCATTTCGACCGTCTTGGAATTCGTTGCATCAATCACGGTAAACTCGCCATGACTCATACGAACCTCAAGCAGTTTGAAAAGCATCTCCCATACAACATCATCATTCTGCGGAGAAATCTCCATCTGCCCGGCAGGTGTTTCCTGTGCGCTCTGGCACATAAGGCGAAGTGTATCAGCACTCAATACGTACTGCTCAAGATTATGCTCTTTAATATAGGTGGACTTCCCACAACCTGGTGCTCCACGGAACAACAAAAGCGTTCTCATCTACATTTCCCTTTCTAATAAGTATCCTGTGTTATATAGTTACCATGTTAAAATCAAGGGGCCGAAGCCCCCTGTTTTTAATTTTTGTGGAAGTATTCGATCCAGCCCTTGTATCCTTGCCGGAAACTAATGTAGGCAACCTTACTGCACTTTCTTCCGATAATGTCCGCAAGAGGATCTTTACCATTTCCGAAACTAAGTTCTGCAAGATTAAATTCTGGATGAGTTTTACAGTAGTTATAAACCTTGACATACTCGCCGTTTCTGGTCAGATGTCTTCGATCTAAAGCCTTTGAATGATATCTTCTTTCGAGAATATCATTCAAGCGCGTGAAATAACTATGAATTGTGTTTGTAGACATTCTTGAATCACTGTCTGCACCAGTTCTATCCTCTGTTTTGCGAAGGATGTAATCACCATTTATGACATAAAACGTTCTGTATCCACCCATATTTGGAGCATCGTATTGTTTCATTTCATAACACTGCTTGATGATATTCATCAATCTCGCGTCAACACCGGTCTTATTCAGAACAACACATGATTCAAAATCAACATCGTTAATTGTCAGATTAGAAACCTCTTCGGAAGTAAGGCCAATCCAGTACAGCACGGCAATCACATTCATACGAATCTGATATGGTTCTTCATACTTGTCCAAGAAATCAACAAACTCATCAACTGACGCAAAATACTTGTCCTCGTACATATTGTCTGAACTCACATCGCTCTCCGAGAATTCAGCTAAGTCATACATACTCGCTCGATCCTCACTTTTGATGTACCCTGTAATTATCGACTTTACATTTCTGAACGATCGACTTGAGTTCACCCAATTGTATTTAGCAAACATCCTTACAAAATCATCTTTTGTGAAGTCAAACAACTCATATCCACGCTCGGCCTCGTAATCCATAACATGGTTAAGCGTCGATATAACAAACTCACCGCTTCTATCAGAATACTTTTCGGCAAAAGATTTGATTTTTTCTTCAGTAAGCATAGTGGCACACTCCTTCTTATTATGTAGTGTACCATTAAACCTGAGAACAAATCAAGCAAATGCGGCAAAATTCTGAAATTCCATAGTATGTTGTACACCGCTCAGAAATGCTGCGAGCAAAAATGGTTCATCTTTGCATCTTGCCATAGCGATCATATTCATCTGACGCTCCGACAAGACACCAAGTTTCTTGATGAACTGTCCTTTGTTAAGTGTATCAGTCTCTTCGCAGAGAACGATACTATCAACCTCTAGGAACTCACAGTCTTCCTTTGAGAGTAGAACATGAACCGGAGAACGCTTATATATTCTTGAAGATAACGGATTCCCCTTGATTGTTGGGCTGAAGAGGTTACGCTTGTTGTTACTTGTCACAACGAACGGTCGAATGCCGCGCTGCTGATGACCTGTCGCATTGGATAGATCAACCAACCAAACCTCTCCGACCTTTGGGTCAATATTGTTATCCATAGTCATTCTCCTCTACAATGATGTAGCTCCGTTCCATAGCTACATTATACAGGATACAATCACAGAAGTCAAGAGGTTTTTGAAAATATTTTTAGTGCCCGTACAACTCAGGATTCTCTGATACGAACACACTGGTATTATCGAAGATCATCTCATACGCTTTCTCTGCACAGCCAGACCTAAGTTCAATTCTCCTTACTTCATGGCATTTTTGTCGCAACTCGATATGACTCTCATTTCCGAAGAACCCCACGCCATTAACAATCCCACCCGTCTCTACGCCAATGTCGTCAACCTTTTTGCAGATCATGTGAATATCCACACCATTACAAACAAAGCAGACCCACACTCGCTTTTTTCTTATGTACTTTAAAAAATCATCAACCCGTATAACTTTCAAAACCTTTCTATCGCTCATCAAGAATAACCGCCTTCCGCTCACACAAACAACTTTCAAGATATATTATACACAGCCTTTTGTTTTAGTCAATATATTACACATCTTTTTGTTGTATTATTTATCAAAATTTTAGATGACGCCATTCACTCAGCATCATCCACAACCAACTTCGAATCATAATAGAACCTATGTGCGCCAAATTGTCCAGCAAAGATTGCTCCACGCTCGTGCCAACTGCCGGGAGCTGCAGTCGGGGTTACAAACCATTGGATAGGTTTGTCTGAAATTTTAGCACCATAATCAAACACCATAGAGACAGCCAGCTCATTCTCTGCCGTAACCTTCCTATTATATAAGGAACTATAACCATACTTCTTAAAGACCTGCTGGATGGTTAGACCATCAAGTACAGCGGAATCATAAAGACATTGAGCAACGGCCATCTGGCCTTCCAAACTGTCAGCACCTGCTTCACAAGCAACAATCTGCTCTGCAAGAGCACGCTCATCATCAGTGAGTTCATGTTTTCCCTGGCTAAAGTTCACCACCTTCGTCTCAACGATTTCCTTTACGAAGATCACAGGCTCGTCGTCCTTTTCTTCGTCTCTTTCTTTTGTTGCGTGCGCAACACTTTGATTGAAATGGCTATTATAATATGTATGTAAGCCTTCGGTTTCTATTTTTGGCATCACTTTCAATGCCATATTTCCGGCCAACAGACACATCATACATATAATAGCAATCTTTTGCTCATTATTTATCAATAATTTGTTTATAATAAGTTCACACCTTCTTTCCTAAAATATTGGTTTTATAAGCTGCGCAAAAATTCATACAGTTCAATTTCACCTTGCAGCCAAACGACATCTCCGCCAGCCTTCAAATACACCGAATAGACCTTATCAGGATGCTCGAAGATGGATTCTACCTTCTTAGCTGCGTTCCGATCAATAAGTACACTACTCATAGTCTTATTCTCCTTCTTCAAAAAGCATACCCACGCACATTATTATGCAGCGGCAGTTCAATTTCAAATGCCTTGTCGCTCTTGGCATCATACTTGAACCACTTCGTCAGCTCGGCCACAGGATAGAATCCTTCCTCATACCCTTCGATCACCGCGTAATTGTAGCAGTGTTCAAAGATATCAGCTACATTGTCAATCACAGACTGGACAGCTTCTTTCAAATCCGTGAAGTATCCGGCGATCCAACTGTCATCCGGCATCCAGTAGATTCCTTTGGTATTTGACACTGGCGAACTGAATTTCGCATTCTGCTCGTTCTTAAACGAGTCAATCATTGTTACGGTATAAATCATCTTACACCTCATAGTTTAAGTAACGTTTGACATCATCCTCAAGAAGCATTAGTACAATCTTATCAAATGTTTTATGCGCCTTCTCATAGATGGCAAATTTAAGAGCAACTGGTTCACTCCATAAGTTCAAGTATTCAAGAGCCTTGTTGTAAGCCCCATTCTCTTTGTTATTCCCACCGTGACTATAATTATAAAAATCATAGCAAAGTTCAAGAAATTCAGAGCTACTCATTTCGTTAACATATTTTCGTGCTCGCTTAGTTTTTTCTTTATCGATAACAGTCAGCATAATCGTTCTCCTAAATCTTAGTTCTTATCTGTTAAGCAGTTCTTTGATGTAAAGCGTCTCAAAATTTTTTAGATTAGGATGTTCGTTTCGAGCCATCTTTTCTGCCTGTTCTTCAACACTCAAGATACTTTCAAAGTCATCATTTACATCAACAACATAGCACATACACTCATGTTCGTGCTTATCATTCCAACCTTCAAAAAGAGCAACGAACTTTTTCATAATGTATCTCTCCTTAATCTTAGTTCTTATTAAACAGCAAGCCAGACACTCGCATCGTCACATAAATTGTACATTTCTTTCAGCCGGTCATTCACAATCTCTTCGCAAGCTGCATACGATTCCTCTGCGTCCATCCAGTAAATTTCATCATGTAATTCAGACGAAAGTTCAGCAAAGTCTTCTCTCCACTCCCAATCTGAAAATCTGGCAACAATTTCGTCATCACACGCCTGCAGCGCAGTAAGAATCTGCTTGCACATATCGATAGTCTTTTCATTCTTTGCAAGAAGTTCGCGTACTATTTTGAACTTAGTGCAAGTCATAATCCAATTTCTTTCCATGCTAACACCTCCTAAATCTCAGCTTTTATCAAATGTCTTCCCACCATTCTGAAATATCTCTCGAATCAATTTCCAGCTTTGTTGTGGTCTCACGAAAACAACCGCATAAATTATCCCAAAATACAATAACAACATCCGTTTCTTTCTTAATCTCATACCCATAACGTTTATGAAAATATAAACTCAAAAGATACGATCTCCCGTTTTTGAAGTATTCTGGAATTGGTTCATCAATAATACTGACCCACATATTTCCTCCTAAATCTCAGATTTTGTTAGAGAGGCATCGTAACAGATTGCTTTGTTACATTATTGCGAGCAACAATAGAATTAGCATTTTCGTCAAAGAAAACACTCCACTCAGGATGTAGCCCAGAAATATATTTAACGGGCTCATCGCAATATAAAAGACATTGCAACATACTTTTTAAATCTGTCGCATTATTAAATACTTTTGTTTCCATAGTTAGGCCTCCTAGATCTCAGTTTTTATCTGGGACACGCAGTTCTTTTGCCAGCTTATCCAGTTGCGCTGCGAGTTCCCATTCATTGACCGTAATTGGAAATCGTTCATTGCCAGCAGAAGCATTATCTTTCAAAAAGTTTGACACTGCAATCGCATAAGCGGAAAGCTCATATCTGTTCATATTCATTCCTCCTAAATCTTAACTTTTATCAACTCGTTTATTCCAAGCATTTACTGCATCCAAAAGCATATTATTATCTGGCATTCCACAATTAACAAGATTATCATAATACGCTTTTGTTCTCAGTCCACAATAATCACATATGACTTGCGCTCTCAATTTAAAAAGCGTTGCTGGACCACCACAACATGGGCACGATTTCAAATCATACATTTTGACCATCCCTTCCCTGTTCCATTTCCAGCCGCTCACTCTGATCATCAGCAATAGATGCCACTTTCAGTAGTCCCATTACAAAAATCCCAAAAGGAACAAGCAGTACAAAGTAAAATGCAATAAACGATATTATCATAATCCACATTATATTAACCTCACATTCTTTTTGCTTGACCATCTTGTATTGAGGTTGCTTAAATCATACACCACATGAATGTAATTTTCAATCCAACAATTTTATTTTCCAAAATTTTACTAATAATCCTACGTCATCAATAGTTATATCATCGGTCTACACATCCTTTTGTTAAAAATCCACAAGAACCCGGATTCTATCAATCTTTGTTCATTGCATTCACAGTATTCCATATCTCAGTCGAAACACTTTCATTTTCATCAGACAGACGGTTAATCCAAGCATTCAGCACCTCTCTGTACACCGTCATATTCGGGCAGAAGTAGCTGTTTGTAAATACCGGCATATCATCATTGCACAGGATTCTCATAATAGCTGCACATACAGCTGCGGATCTTGATACGCCAGCACCACAATTCACGCAGAACCAATCAGTTTTATCTGCTTCATGATTGTCCAGAACGAATTTCACAATGTTCTTGGCCTGAACTTCAGTAATACAAGTGCCTTCTAAATCAGTAGTGCAATCATCAAACTTCAATGGCAGGAATGTGATGTTGCCTTCACACTTATGAAAATCAATATGATGACCATTAGCTTCAGTGATTGAGATAAACCGAATCCGTTCAAAATGTGGCTGTCTGATAAAGTCTTCCGCATCTTCTGCGTTCATCACTGAGAATTTCCATTTTCTTCTATACATAGTAATAATCATTTCTCATCATCCTTCTTTAACAACACTTGTTTTAAATATTCTGGTGTTAGTTCTCTTATCGTTCCATCCTTTTCTTGAATCATTGGCACCTTATACTTCGACGAAAATGGAACATTATATTTTTTACAAAGTTCCAAAAATAATTCGCGGTCAAACATTTTTATTCAATCCTTCCAAAGAATTTAGGTTTTATTGTTTTCGTAAAGTTTTAACATAATTTTTAGCGAAATAGAATCCAGACTACCATGTTCAACCAAATTAAGCGCCATGTAAAAATTCCTTCGAATATTAAAGTCCACTACGTCCTTTATCTCACCGCCTTTTTGAGCGTGATACAAAATATTATTTAACTTAAACAGTTCCTGATAACTTAACTTGACAACGACATCACCATCTCTCCCTTTTGGATTTTTATTTCCATTAAAACTCAGAATATTCATATTTGCACCTCAAGTCAAATATCTAAATCTTTAAAATCAACCACTTCTGATTCACCATCATATTCAATATCTACATTCGATAAATATGTTTTATACATCTTTTCACGACGTATAGCAGCTTCCATACTCGGATGTCGAATATCATAAAGCAACTGTTTAAGTTCTTCATCCGTCAAATTATATTCTTCTTGCAGCATACTCATATCTATACCTCTCAATCAAAATGCAAATGGACTATTATTCACTGCTATTATCAGTGCCACATTGAAAGCAAACATTACAAATGCGGTCATTCTCTATCACCTCAATCTCTAAATTCAATATCTACAACAATATTCTCAGGCTCTGTCATGTATCTTCGTGCCAGCAACTCTACCATACGTTCCTTGTCCCCAAGATTGCTATTACGCAAAAGATACGAATAAACTTGCCTGCCTCTATACAAGAACACAGCCCATGCACTTCTCTTTAATGGGTTTGTAGTCTTAATCATTCCATCGCTTCCTCCAGAGAAGTGGTTACATCACCAAAATCAAAATCCAACGCACCAATCATATCATCCAGAGCATCCACAGCATCAGACAGGTTTGTGCAAGCTTCATCTGCTTTGTCATACCGTTCACTTCCCTGCAGGTTCTCCGGCATATTATCACGATGCTCTTCTTCTTCCCACTGGATATCCTCAACATCGGATTTTACACTTTCGACCTCAGATACAAGCTCGTCCAGCTTCTTACGGATGGAATCAAAACGGTCAATGGTCTGCTTAATAGCTTTTCTACGAGTGTCATTCATTTTCAAATCTCCTCTCAATCTACGATACCAAGCTTGCAAATATTTTTCGGATCAGTGATATAACCAAACGTCAATGTGTTTCGCAGATACCCTTTGTACTCAAATCCACGGTCACGAGCTGCCAGACGGCACACATCTCGAATCGCAGATTCTCTCGGCCAAGAGATACCAGCCAGCTGATACTTCCACTGAAGATCCCTCAGCTTCTGCCACTCAATCACAGGTTTCTTCTCATCCTCGAAACACAAACCATTCTTGACTGCGTATTCAAGAGCGTTACACCGCTTATTTTCCTCCGATGTACAAGTACCCCATTCATTTTCGAGACGGCGATACGCTCTATCAAACGGTGCTTGCTTTGCTGCATCAATGCCAAATGCCGCTCCAAGCAAACCCAAACCAAGTAACAGTCCCATAATTCAAACCTCCAATCAACTTAAACGAACAATAGCTCCAAAGAAAATATAATATGACAACATAGCTGCTGTTAAAAAGGCTACTAGCGTCACCCAATCGCAATAAGCTTTTCTGATCAGTTTATTTTGTTCTTCAACCGTCATCTCTAAGCGTCTGATTTTCTCAATATATTCAGCTTCACTCATACTTTCCTCCACTAAAATCACTCTTTTATCATTTTCATTCTGCGAATACTCTTATTCAAAGTTGCATTTTTTAGCCAATCGGTTCCACATTGAGTATCCCTAGTCGCCCTAAGATTCCGACCACTCCCTATCGGACACACCTGGCGATAATCATCAGCAGTCTTACAGCCAAGAGATTCTGCTTCATCCAGAGCTTTTCGCACATAAGCCCATGTGCTGCCGCCGAGATCAGAACACTTACCAATCACAGCAAGCACAAGTTCGTCACCCATGCGCTCAACATATTCTGCTAAAGCCTTTTGACCAGTAGCACCAAGTTTCCCGATATTCTCTCGGAAAACATCCTCGATAGGTTTCGTCGTTGTCGTCTCATCACAAGACGAAGACGATATCTTATCTTTTTCTTTCTCTTTTTCTTTTTCTAGCTTGGCTTTGCTTACGTTTGCTTCGTTTTGCTTACGTTTGCTTGATGAACCACCAGCTTTACCAGAAATCCTCTTACCTTCGATGTATTCGGCATCTTTATCCAAATCTCTCTTCACAGCAGGCCACACATACCGCTCATTTCCGTTGAGTTCAGGCTCCGTTCCAGACGATTTATATTTCATCATCGCAAGTACCAGACGCCCCACCTCAGCAGCACTAAGTGGTTCAAAGTAGCTCTCATAAGTATCCCAGATTTTAATATAAGTATCAGCCATAACACACCTCAAGAATTCTCACTATGAGTATTCACACCATAATTGATTCCAGAGTAATATCTCTCATCCACTTCTGAATCAAGACCAATATAATGAAGAGTGATTGCCTGACTACTATGATTCAAAGCGTGCTGAAGCCATGCTAAAGCCATAACGTCATTACGGTGCTGTACCATAAACTGATAACCGAATGTCTTACGGCAACTATGAGTTCCAAGATTATACGGAAGATCCATATCCTTTTGAACCTTTTTCATAATCCGTCCAAAACTATCCACATCAAGTGGATCACCAGCAACCTTTGGATTTGCTTCATGTGTGTACATAATTCCGGTCTTTGGACTAATTGATGTTCCACCTGTACTTCTCAGCGAATTACGAGAACTGCATTTATAAGATGGGAAAAGCCAATCATCATAATGAAGCTTGACTTTATCGATATAAGTAGCAATTACTTCTAAAGCAGACTCAGGAAGAAAAACAACACGATACTTTCCGGTTTTCTTTTCCTTCATTCGTATCTTTGTATTTGCATTTACTTGCAACTTTCCATTTACCCTCTGCGTTGTAACATCTGAAACCTTAAAACGAAGCAAATCGCTTGCACGAAAACCAGTACATACACCAACATTAAACAAACACCAATCACGGTACATCCCACGATTCCAAAAATATTCCGAAATTCGTTTAATATCCTCTACATCTTTAATAGGCTGCACCGTTCCATTACAAGCTTCCTTGCGTTTGATATTATAGTTTTTCGCCTGGTTATGTTTCACTTTGGGAGCAGGATCAACCTTTGGCGGATTAAACTCAACTGCGTTATTTTCGTTCTTTTCAGGTACTGCGTTCATATTTGCGTCTCCTTTAGATTCCATATTTTAAACAATACTTGCCATAGGACAGTCCTTCTGCATCTGCCATTTTTGCAATTTCAATAAATGACGGTTTATGTTTCTTTTTATTTTTACATCTAATATCCTTTTCTCTATCCACAATCTTTCTACAATTATCGCAATAAAGCTTTCCACACTTTGGCCCATACCACGTGATACCACATCGTTTACATGTTATATTTCCATATTTCATCATGTTCTTATACTCCAAATTCATCAATCTTCCAGTGGTGACGATAATAATTTTCACCACTACAAACAACAGATGCTTCCGCAGCTTCACACCATGTTTCATCATCACTCACCGGTTGATTGCTATCTTTACAGTCATTAAAGAAATGAACCATTTTATCAAGCGCCTTGAGCTTATCCGTTGTAACCGTGATTACAGAATCTTCTGCGTAGAAATCACTAGAATCAATACATTCGTGCAAAACATAAACCTCTCCTTTTACATCAATTTGTTAGAAATATCAAATGCTTTCCATCTGAAACTAAATTCATCCGTCCAAACCTGTGCTTCGAGTTCGTCACTATCATAATAAGCCAGAACATTAGGAAGGTCAGAATACATTGCATAGCATTCTTTCGAATCATCCACGATATATTTCATAGCTTCTTTTTCGTTTTGAAAAAACTCAGGCTCAAAAATTTCACCTTCAGAACCACATTCGATAACACACCACATATTTACACCTCACTAAAATTTTGCATTAAAAAGAATCTCATTACCATATTCAGTAAGAGTATCCTTGAACCAATTTTCATTCTTTTCCCACCACAATTCAGCCTGCTGCTGGCTCAATACAATACCTTTTCTTTTCGCTGCATCGATAACGTCATCGATGCACCAACGAGTTTCAGCATAATAATATCGAGCATCGCAATCATCTTCGTCAAATGCTTCCATCTCTGTAAGTTCGGTGGATGGATGCTGCCAATCACAATTGTAAAACACTCGTTTTGCCTTCTTTTCATCACCTTCACAGATATCAATAATATCCTGTGCAGTGTAAAAGTTCGTATATGCGTCTGCAAGTTCTTGCAAAGACATTTTATGGTCATAGGCAACACCATTCATATCGAGATCAGGAATATAAATAACGCTGTTATAACAGTCCTCTTCAGGAAAGCAATCCGCTTTAAATATCGTACACTCTTGCCCATCACTCATATCAAGCAATTCATCAAGAATAGCGCCGTTCTTCAGGAGATTATAAAGTTCGTCTTTTGTGTAAGTTTTCATGATATTTTTCCTCTTAAATTTTACACACTCACATTCTCGTAAACCCAGCCAACGCCTTTACTATGGAACTCATCTACCCAATGAAACCATTCATCCTGTGTGAAATTGCCAACGGGAAAGCCTCTCCACTTCTGATCAAGAACTAATTCTCCACGTTCGTTTTCAACCCATGCAAAATCCGTGTTCTCCTTCCAAAGACGTTCAACAAATTTGTCGCAATCATCTTTATTTTCTCTTAGTTTTAACATCCATTGTGCAGTAAGATATGTACTATCAAAAGACTCTGCGACAGCACATGGACAGTTTTTACAAGACTTCTCAATACATGACCAACAAGGCCCACCGTTATAGCTCATACTTTACACCTCATAGCTTTCTTCCAGACAATCAATCAAATCTGCTACATACTCACCGATCTGATCACAATTTACATTTTTGTATTCCGCACCAGAATTTCCATTTTCACTGATATAAACATTAAATAAACCATTTCCAATACGTTCAATATCAACATCAATATTCATTTTCATACATTCGCACCTCATAAAAGATATTTTCGTCCGAAGATTCAAATAATATTATATTTTACAAACCAAATATTCAACTCATCTTCCGACATCGAATCGATTGCAATATCCACTCGGCGTTCAATAACATCATCATCCTCGTCTTCATTCAGTTTATAACCAACAAAGTTTTCAATTGTATCAAATCCATCCATAAAAAGCTCACGCTTCAGAAGTTTAATTTTTTCCATCATATTTTTATCCATTTCATTTCCTCTCCTAAAATAAAATTATTATAGGTTTTTCAAAATACCAAGATATTCAGGATAAAGCTCTTTGATAATGACTTTCTTTTCTATATCATCCAGCTCGCCGTTCATAAACGCCTCGCTCTGTTCTTCATTTTCAAGTTCCAAGTATGTCCAGATGCTTTTAATTCCTTTTCCGTTTCCATGTACTACTTCGCCATTTTCATTGATATGCGCATAGATTTCCCAGACCTCGCAACCGCGATCCTTAGAAGAACATTCACTGTAATCAGTTTCAGTGCCGTTCTCCATAACCTTTTCGGCAAACTCTTCTGCTGTAAGTTTCTTCATGATTCATGCCTCCTTAAATGTTATCAAAGTTGTAAGTAACAGTGACAACTCTTTCTGCTTCACCGATATGACACCGATCTTCCTTTAATGCTGTTTCGAGACTACATCCAGCGCTGTATACAATACCATTTTCAAACACATCAGTACCGATAAATCCAAATGCCCTATCGATTTCTTCCCACTTTCCGTGTTCTTCTCGATAAAGTGTATAGCCGTAGTTTTCACCAGAAAGATAATCGCTGTAAATCTCAACTTCATCACGCATGATTCGCTCTGCTTCATTTTTAGTATTATCCGAACCATCCGAAATAGCGGTCACAATCCAACCAACCTTGCCGTCGTCCCATAAATCTCTGAACCGTGTATCACAATCCATAGACAGACCAGAATGGTCATGCAGCCAAAGAGGAAGCCATGCAATGTGTTTATCAAGAAGAATCTGACAATCACGAATAGAAAAATCACCACGAGCATACGTCGCAATTTCATTGTATTTCAAATTGATATACCAAGGATTGGCTTGATCTTCACGACAACAAATCGCATAACGAGTTTCTTCAATACTACTGTTATCGTTGTCAATAACCACACAGGATTCTTCTAGTTTCATGTCAATCAAGGCATTGATAATTTCTTCATCGGAGCAATACTTGCAAACCAGGTTATTCCAAAACTCTTCCGGTGTTTTCGCATCAATCTTATCACCCAGATTGTATCGAGAATGGAAACAGGCCATTGTGGAATCATGGTCATCCCACCAGCGAGGATTATTATCTGCTTCATCATCGTGCTGGATATGCAAGCAATACAAGTTATCGCCGTAAGTCCATTTTATGATTTCATTATCGTAGCAATACAGTTTTTCCATATCTAAAATCTCCCTTTTATCAATCTTTTTAATGCACAAAAATTGTAATCATACCTTCTTCATCTGCCGTAAAAAACGATACTTCGTATCGACTGGCTTCTGAAATTGAAATCTGGTCTCGCTTACAATAATCCTTGATTTTTTGCTCCCTGTAGTCATCCCAAAGAGCTACGCTTGTACCATCAGTGATCAAAGAAAGAAAAGTAAGTAAATTCATATCCATTCACCTCTTATGCGCTTGCCTTTTCTTCAAAAGTATACCAATCAGACCAAATCTTATCGACCTCTCCGTTTTTAAAACCATTCTTATAGTCTGTGAACTCAACATAATAGTTGCTTGTCCACTCATTCAGGTAGTGTTCATAGATGGCTGCAACTCCACGCTTTGTTTCAACAACAAAGCTATCGACTAAAACACCTTCAACATAAGCACCAGTGTATTGTGCTTTATTCTGGTGCATCCAACGGTCAAGAGCACCAGCATTAAGATAAAACCGCGTCATAATTTATTCAACCTCCGCAAGCCTATCAGCAAGTTCTTCCAGCATTTCTTTAATCGCATCAGCATCATCAATAATTTCTCTGACACTAGATGGGCAACCGCCTTCACCGCGATGCCCCACCCACATCTCTACGTGCTCATCGACATCAAAATCACGGGCATACTCATAAACTGACTCAGGAAAGTTTTCAACCTCTACACAAACGATTAAGTCCTCTCCTGCTGGAGAATAATTTTCAATTTCAACTCTGCCATCACCTGTATAGTCACATACACGCCAGTCAAGCGATTCCAGAACATCTTCGTATTTAGAATGAATTTTCATAATTTATTCTCCTTTACTCTGTAACCATCATAGCAAGAACCGGCTCACCGGAATCCTTCAACTGAAGTTCAAGAATATCGCCATCGTGCAGTGCATGAACTTCTCTTAAATCCCACATAATCAGTCCTCCCCAAAAATATGACGCTTGTTAAGGTCATCATAGATAATATCCTCAATTTTATTTTTGGTATTATCATCGAGTTCTCCATAAGGAGCATCATCAAGATAATAGAAGTAAATTTCATTTCCAAGATTCTTATACATGACACTCACATAAAACCCAGCTGAAATTCCATTCAGTAAAGCATATCCAATACCATATACTTCTGAATAATTGTTACCCATTAAATCCCACATAGTTAATCCTCCGCAAAAATCCCTTTCTCTTTCAAATAAGCTTTTAAGATATTCTCACACGTTTTCTTTTCTAGCCGGTCGCTCACTTCTAATAGACAATAAAAGAACTCAATAGAATTTGTATCTTCATATATTTTGAACATAAGTGTTACACACCCAAGCTTATCAATATCGTAAAATACAGCATATCCAATCTTGTTATCATCTGAATATTGGCATTTAGCTAAAACCCACATTTTATCACCTCAAAATCTCCTTGAGCATCTTTACCATACCTTCATAATCTTTATCATCTGCGCCTAGCATACGAACCGTCATATCAAAATCAACTGTCTGACAATCACTGAAATCGTATTGTTCAATATCGTTACTACAAGTGTCAGGGTAATGTTCTTCGAGCCGGTCTTTCGTACCACAGTCACAGAAGGTTCCAGAATAATAATCACTAGCCGACTCACCTGTTTTCATGTACACACGGATACCATCTGTGACAATCACTTTAGCGAACCGCTTCATATCTTCTGGTGTAAAGGTCTTATCCATGACATCATACGAATAGGCCATGTAACAAGTTTTATCAGGCTCATAAATATCCTGTTCCTTATTTGCACCAAACGCTCTAGCGTATCCACCAGCCCATCCACCGCAGAACACAAGAATTTCTTTCCCTGCTTCGATAGCTGCCATATATTCCTCTTCAGGAATCGCTACAATTCTTCCGTTAGGAAAAATAAAACCTTCAAATTCTCTCATTTTTATTAAACCTCCATATCCATTATTCTTAATGAATCGCTTACTCTTTCATCAAGTGTATCAAGCCACTTTTGATACGAACTCTCCATCAACCGATCAAATTCCGATTCTTCTTTTAATTCATCTTCAAGTATGGTATAGCCCTCTAATACTTCATCGTATCTTTCTCTCATTTTACACACTCCCAACATTCTTGAACCCATAAAGGCTATAACCTTTATATTTGAAATACCGCATCGCTTTGTTAATCTGAGAAGAACTTGCTGTCGAATGGCTTTTTAGGTATGTATTCTTATATTCGCACAGCTTCTTATACTCATCACTTTCACGATGAGCTTTCAGTTTCTCACAATGGTCGTGGCAACCAGGATAACGCTCCGGTGCCACACAGTAACGGCAAGGATCAGTCAATTTCTGCCACCTCGTCAATCCATTCTTTAATTTCCTTCCATGAATCAAAATACATCGGAAGACTACTCAAATTAGAACAAATACGAATATCACCATCAGAACTTTCAAGTTCATCAACCCAATATCCATTACGTTCCAACTTTTGTTTAATCTTTCCTACTCTATCAAGAGAGCTAAATACTTCTTCGATACAGTTGCTCCACGCATCGTTTTCAGGTACATCACAATCAAAATTTTCATTAAAGCACTCTGCTAATTCTTCTGCATACTCAATCGCTTCATCGTAGGAATAACCATATTTTTCTTCAATCAAATCAATATTAAGTTCGATCTGATTTTTTGCATCGCTGATACGATACTGAAATTCTCTATAACGGTATGCCGCCTCAATCTGTTCAGGTGTCATCTTCCAAGACTTTCCATTCCAGCTGGTCACAATAATCTTATTTTCGCTATTCATACTGCAAACTCCTTTTCTTTTGTAAATTTAATCACTAACGCATTCACGTTGGCCGCTTCCATCGTTGACTGCTTTGCATCTTCGTGATTGCCAGCTCTAAGGAATGAAACACTCTGATCCATCAGCTTACGTCGATAGGAAGAAAGAGCTGCGAGAACGATATTCTTTTCAATGTTGGTCATATTCTTTCCTTTCTTCAAATCCGATTAAGTCTCCCAAACCAATTCGCTCTTCATCATACCAGTTTGTTTTTTGATACGGCCATTCGCCTACTGTTTCACTAAAAGGTCCACATTTATGCACTGCATAAAGCGGAATATCGGGTTTGTAATTCAAAGAGATAGCCACAATCTCATCGTATGCTCCGGTGACAGAATCTCTATACTCTTCTTTGTTTTCAGAAGAAAAAGTTTTCCCACACAAACGACATTTGTATCGCGGAACCATTGTCATTTTTATCACCTCAATCTTCGTAAAATGCCTTCTTACAATTCGATTTATAACAATCGATGATTGTTTCAATGTGCTTTTCACTACTGGTCATATATGCTTTATCGGCTTCCGCTTTAGACACGCCATACGTCCAGCAATATGCTTCAATAAATTCCTTTTCAGAATACATTTTTTATCACCCCTTAATACAGTAATCTTCAAAACAATCCTCTTTTGTTGGTCGCTCATCAAAGAACCATGTGTACCAATCGATTCCTTTCTTGAATCTGTCAAGCGTACTCTGACACCATGTTGTTTTATAAGTTCCGCCAAAAGCAAAAGAAAGCGTTGCAACAGGAAAATTTTCTTCATTATCTTCAATCTTTACTGCAAGAACAATACCACATGATTTAGGAGTATAAATAAAATTCTTTTCTGCTGTTTTTGTTTCACCGTTATAATTCACGGCAATATATTCATTGTCATTCTGTTTTTCAAACCAACTATGACAATAAAAACATTTAAACTTATCAAGTTCTCTACCATTGCCACGAGTAAACTTATTTAATATGCCACAAAACGGGCATTTCAAATGATCGTAAATAAGCATTTTATTACCTCCAATAAAAGCATGATTTTAAGCCGTTTTGTAATTTGCACAGCTATTCAAAAACTGCAACACTTCATCTGGGGAGAGACACCCAGCAACATCATCACAGGTGTCGCAGAACTTATTTGTAACCCATTCGTCGTTTTCATTCCATGCGGCCACTTCTGCTGTATTAGAACTTGCTTCTTTTGAGAAAGAGAAGTCTTTACTAAAATAGTTATCGCAGTAATTCCCAGCTCCCCACTGGACGCTTGCAGTAATACCATTTGCAAAAGTCATATTGAATCCTTTATTTGAGGTCGAATTAAACTTCTTCATACCTAACACTCCTTTTATTTACCACGTTTCATCAATTAACGTGTCGTGAATCCAGCCCAGCTTATCAATCAAGTCGGCCCTTACATAGTTGTTAAAATTAGGGTCTTTCTTAATTCTCTTGAGAAGTAAAGAGCAAATCTCATCATAATTCATCTCATATTTGAGACCGTACTTGTCGTATAATTCGGGAATGTTATATTCTTTATCCATAATGCTATCTCCTTTATTTCACTCTTACGCAGAAATCATCGTCGTAAAGTCCAAACGATACGATTTCTTTGCCGAGTAAATCTTTATGCTTTTCTTTTTCGTCCATAAATTCAAAGATTTTGGTTCGTGCATTATACAGACGATTCAAACTATTGTCGTTGATGATGATATATTTGTTCCAATCATCAAACAGATTAAGCAATGCCCCCACTTTCATAGCACCATCTCCTTTATTTTCATGTGTGTATTCGTTCATGCTTTCGCATTGGTAGCGGTTATGTCTGCCCTAGTACCGCTAATCACCTAGCATCTGCTGCTTATACCACCCAGACTTGACTTCTTATGTAGTCCTCAATATCTGCCGGGTATCCATTGCGCTGGATATACTGACACAGAACACGCTGCACATCTTTGTTATCACCGTAATCCATTGCAATAGAAATATCCTCGCCGCTTGTCTCAACACCCAAACGCTCATATTTCCTGACCTCAAGATAGAAATCATGAGCACTGTAGTGTCTGCCGTCCTTACGGTTAAGAATAGAATCAATGATCATTCTTCATCCTCGCTTTCCATATAACCTTCATCAACCAAAAACTGATGGAAATCCTCGTTCAAAAGCTGATTACCAAAGAAATTTGTAAACGCTCTTGCAACATCCTCACCGGACATCTCAACCAGCACGTCCCACATCTTTTCCTGAATATCAGTCATTTTCTTCCACCTCATAATACTGAAAAACACAGTCGTACATCATGTTCCCCGTAATCTGATCCACGAATTTTGCACAATGAAAGTTCATCGTATACCCATTTTCATCACACCATTCAGAAATAATTTTTGTAGTCAACGGTGTTACAAAAACATAAAGGTCAGACATATGATGATAAATTTCTGCTTTCGGATATCCGGCATCCAAAAGCCGTTCAAGCAACGTCTTACGCATTTTCTTCCAACTCCTTTACAGTCTCATCATCCCAATGGAATCCACGCTTTTCATAAAGCGGAATCCAATGAGATTCGTAAAAGTCATACCCACAGCCATCGATGCCGAAAACGTATTCAAAATCCTCTTGCTCATAGATACGAAATCCGCAATCTGCCATTTCCTGAAGATGATTTTCGAGCCACCAGTTATCACACGGATCGCTAAACTGCCACATCGTTCCCCACATGGGAAGAAAATCGTCACGCTCGACTTCAAAATCATCTTCTCTGACATCAACTTCCTCGCCAGTGCCGTCGAGACAAATTTTGTAAGTGTTGTCATCTTCGTTATAGTTCCGAATCTCACCATTTTCACCATAGTGGTCACCGCTAAAGATATAGATACGATCACCACAAGACGGCGGCGTGATTTCAGTAATGCCTTCGCCATTCTCTTCAAAATCGACCTTGGCGAGCTTTTCAATAACGCTCTGAGGAATCGCATTAAATTCCTGAACCCATGCGTAAGCTGCATCCTTCTTAGTTTTGTACATAGCCATACCAGTTGACTCTCCTTTTCTTTCGTATCCTGTGTTATATAGCTATATGGTAAAAATAAAAGCCCTATGACGGACTGATCTTTCTAGATACATAATACAGGATACTATTGCTTTTGTCAAGCACTAAAATGTAGATTTTATTAACGTCACATTTTAATGCGTTAATACGTTTTATTTTCGTGACCATTCTGTGAATATCAATCAACATCCACTTCATCAGGCCGTGCCCACAGAACATCCTCGATGGTATCATCGTAGATGGTTTCTGTTCCATTGCTGTTCATAATCATGGTCACATTCTGACCATCTGCCGGGGTTTCTTCCATGCTTGCATAAGAATACAGCCATTCCTCGCCGTTCTCATCAATAACATGGATGGTCTTAATTCCGTTGCGGAATACTTCGATTTCATCCACGCTACCGGCCAGGACATAACGATTATCCAGGCGAGTTTTCATAGGCTCTGCTGCGTTTGCAGTCATACAGTTTGCCAGAATGGAAACACCAGCCACAACAGTAGCCAGGATGACGGACAGCTTATTCTGAGTAAGTTTCATTTTATGTATCTCCTTTTCAATCTTTCAAACCAAATAATTTCATACCAGCAGATCCCATGTCTGCCGGATATAGATTCACAACACAATTGTCGTAAAATTCTGCAATCAGGTTGCCACTGCAGATATCCATATAAGCATCATCCATAGACAGACCAGAAAAATCTGCTGCGTTGTAGTCATCCACACCAGAGAATCCGTACAACGCTTCCTGATAGAATGCCCTCGTCATTCTTGTTTCATTATTATCAGGAGTAACAACAAACAGCTTTTTCAAGCCATTTTTACCAAAGACGGCAACAAAGATACCGCCTGCATTATTCTCGTAAACCTCAACAGTAGCACGCATTCTTGCGTTCTCCTTTCTTATCAATGACCCCAACGGCAAACAATAACGCCGTTGATCCAGATGGAAATGTTTGCACCCTGCCGATACCACTCGACAGCTTCACGATGAATATTAGTGATAACACCTGTTTCATCGTTCATAAACCACTGACCCTTTTTCATCTTGCGTTCTCCTTTACACTCTCATGCACTCATCAAGATAGATTCGTTTACCGAAACACTTGACGTATGCTCTGCCAGACGGTGCATAGATAATCTTCAAGTGATGGTAACTGTGATACTTTTCATCTTCAATGAGTACGCCAGACTGAGCATAGATATAATCATCAATGCCATACTGAACGTCACCATGAATCTGGAAACCACCACATCTGCCGTAGCTGCTATCATAAGCAGTTACAGGATGGCTCTTACAATATTCTCTTGCGGTCATATCAAGCTCTCCTTAAAACATATCTTTTATTTCTGAATGATCTCAACATCATCAAAGCCGTGCCAATTGTAATCAACAATGGCCTTCGCTTCCTCAAAGTCACGGCTCAACTTGATGATTTTGTTTGCATCCGTAATATAACGATTGTGATTTTCTGCCGTGGTGATATACCACATTCCAAGCGATTCGTACATGACATACTTTTTCATGCTTTTCATTCTCCTTTACCAAAGATTCTCACAAGCAAGGATTCCACCCTTTTCATAGGGTAATCGTCTGACGCAATCCCTATGAGGGCAATCAAGCTTTTCGCAATACTTGCAATTTGCATTATTGCGCTCCTGCTCTGCAAAGAATTTCTTTGCGGATTTCAGGTCACAAAAATAATGACCCTGATCCCATGTGTAGGAATCCGGGTCAAAATGCCACGCCACAATGTATGGCTGATAGTGATTCTTCTTGTAAAACAGTGCTGTGTAAGCATTGCCCACTTCCAGGATATCAATATCTTCTCTGTTCATTACAGTCCTCCTTTTAGATCTTGTAATCGAGGTCATCTGCCATCGGTTCTTCTGGTTCTCCATCCATGCTGTTGCTGGATGAAGTGTAAAGTTTGTCATGCCGTTCTTGCGGCATTTCACCGGGTTCTGTGTATTTCCATACTGTGCCGAACTTATCGATAAATACTTCACGGTGAAAGTCATCCGTTCCAATGAATCGTAAGCTCTTTACATTACGAAACATTAGTTCACCACCCTTTCCATTCTGCCACGCCAATAGCAATGGCACAAATTACGAAAGCCAACATCATAGGTGCAACGCACTCTGCATGATAAGCAGAATAGCCGAATAACATGAGAAGCGATTTCATAACAAGACTTCCTTTCTGCCAGGATAAACCAGGCTTTGCAAATTCATTTTTTACAACGCTATTGCGTACCCTATTGGGCTGGTAGTGGGATCTTTCTTCCCCGTGCACACTAACTTCACGGCGTTTTTCATTCAGTAGCTGCATTTTGAGTTTCTTTCGCATTCACTCATGTTTTCAAACCACTGGTTCGGAAAACATGAGTCATCAAGCGGAAACACATCGAGAATATCAGGGGCTCCAAATCGTGTGCCCCAACGATTCTCTTGCCAATAACGTTCAAGCAACGCTTGACGCTCTTCTTCTGACATCGGCTTATAGATTGCTACAAACCGATTTCCATCTGTATCTGCCAGATGAATCATAGAAACGAAATTGATATCATTTTTCATTGTTAAAAGTCCTCTTTTATGTGATTTTCTGACGTGTTTGATTTCACTGTTCACCAGTCTGAATACCGGTGATGATCTCGCCTTCTGCCTTCAATTTGGCAAGAACAGCGTCCAGACCACCCAGGGTATTCACTTCCTCTTCCGTGTAGAGGACGTAACGGCCACCAAAATTGGGGTCCTTATCCTCTTCACAGGCAACAAAGATTGCGTATTCTTTCATTGTGTTCTCCTTTTTTGTTTTCATTTTACATATTCTGCAAATTATTTGCATAATTATACAAAACAAGGCATAAAGAAAACGCCTTGCGATAAATTCACAAGACGTTGTTGCAAGGGTTATGGGGTTTATTAGTTGGATTCTGACGGGGAAACAATCAATTCACCATTGACAATTTTTTTAACAAGCTGAGACACGTTTATACAGCCATAAAGAGGAAGAATTTCAGTTTCAAGCTTTTCACCCTCTGCCGGAGTAAGAACACAAGCCTTTTGCCACTTATAAGATTTATTTCGCGCTTTCATAGCGGCAACAAGCTCTTCTCTGCTCATATTGTCGTACTTGCTTGCCATAATCGCACCACCTTTTGATGCAATTATAGCAGATTTATCACTCTTGCGCAAGGTTTGGTAATCAGCGATAGCCATCGAGGTAGTTCACCTGCTTTCTACCGATATTCTCACCATACAGTTCACGGGTTGCTTTGAGGTATGCACCACCAAAGCCCATCGGCTTTCTGCTCTTACTTACCTTAATATGCCGTCTCCTGATACAGTCATTACTATACCAGTTATCATACTTGTGCCTTGCCTTGTTCTTTTGGGTGGCAGACTTCTTGCTATGATCAAATTCGGGGTTTGCGCCAACAGGATTCTTTTTGATGAAATTCACAATCTTCTGATTGTATTCATTTTCCCACGGCACAAGCCCTTTGCCATCTTTCCAGACCATACCAATCTGATTCGCTCTGACGACTGCGATAAAACGCAATCCCTCTGCGGTCTGACCATAGTATGCACCAGACGGCACAGAATGACCGTCAAACTTAATCTGACGGTCTGCATAGTTCTTGCACAGGAACTTTTGCATAGTATTCACCTCTTTCTATTTGATAGTGACGGCATTGCTGCCGTGTTGGTAGTGGTTACGTCTTCCCTAGTACCACTAATCGCCTAGCATTTATGTAGAGCTCTTGCGTGTTCACGATGGTTGCGTGGTTCACTTACAGGGTCTCTTCTGCGCTGAAGTCGTTGGTGAAGTCCTTGCTCTGAAGGTCTGCCAGCTTAGTCTGAGCAGATTCCAGGCTCTTCTTAACGTCTGCCAGGTCCTTTTCCATGCCCTGAACAGCCTTCATCTTCTTTTCCAGGGTTTTTGCGTTGGTGCCCTTCTTGCTCTTGAGAGAGTCAAGTTCCTTCTTTGCAGAGGACAGCACTTCTTCTGCATTTTCCAGGGTCTTAGTAAGGCGCACAACCTTAGAGGACAGCTTGCGGACACTTGCACGGCGGTCACGCTCTGCCATAGAGAGCATAGCAACACCGCTTGCGTTGGCACTAAACCATGCTTCAACCCACTTGACAAACTTGGTCTGAGATTCTGCTTCCGTGTCGTAGCCGTGGCCTGCTGTGGTAGCGGTGAATGCACGCACCTTGCCCACGCTCTGCTCAATGAACTGCTCAACAGTGAAGGTTGCAAAGACATCATTGACTTTGAAGGTATCGCCCATGATAGCGGTGGTAAGGCTCGTCAGATCGTTGAAGTAGAAGGTCTTAATCTTCTGAACAGAGTCCGCGTCTGCGGCATAGCGTGCCAGCAAATCAGCATCCAGATAGACAGCACGGACGGCCTTGCAATAGGTCTCGTACTGCTCTGCTGTGATACCCTTCAGGCAGTCTCTGCCCATGGCCTTCTCAGAGGTGTTGACTTCCTTGCCGCCCTTCTTGAAAAGGGCAACGGCTGCACCGGTGGTGCGGTTCTTCTCTGCGGCTGCGGTAGCGTTGAAGTTGATAGCGGACAGAATGGTAGTAGTAGACATAGTAATTCTCCTTTGAATGTGTTATAATGTGTACAGTGTACCGATTTGGTACACACAAAAGCCCACGATCTGACAGTTAGCACCAACAGATCATGAGCTTATAGTGTATCAACTAGATACAAGTATGTATGCTAAAAAACGCAAACTATACCCTCTATCTGTCACGAATAGACCTTTTAGCTTGCGTTCTTTTGTGTAGGTTTTACCGTTTAACCTACAAACGAAAAATTGTCAAGAACAAAAGAAGTTCAGAAAATTATAATCGACTGCCAGCCCAGACCGATGAAGTCCAAACCAAACGCCAAACCTTTGAAGTTCAGCGTTGCATAATGTTTTTTATGCTTTTCTGTATTCCGTTATTTCACTCAATTCTTGTGCTTGCAGGGTGCAATATATGCACAAAAGCATAACACACAAGAGAAGTGCATTGTATAGCAAGCAATACACACAACATGTGTATGAACCTACTAAACCAAAATTTTGCTTTTGGCTTTTCAGCTGTTATTCGCAAGGTATCCATAATTTTTTCAAACTATCCCCACTTGCTTATCTTGCTAGATTGTATTTATCTGCCCATTTCGGACATCCGCCTTTTTGCTATCTCAAACAAATGCGCCTTAAACAACGTAAAACAATAGTATTGAATCCGAAAGTTAAAATTTAAATGGTTAAAACTCAAGAATAAATCTTGTTTGGCACGTTATACGGCCATTCAATTTTTAATTTTCAACAATGTAAATTGTTAAAATTCAACTTGTTGTTTTACGCCTTTTCCTGTTCTCCATTTTCCTACTTTGTTACACGTTTTCCAACGTGATAAGTTGCCTACACTTTGAACGGAATTTCTTTTTAGCTTGAACCTGTTCACGCTGTTTTGCACCCCTTTCTTTTTGTCGTGCTTGCTGGAATTTTGGCAGTTGCACGGGGTGAATGGTTCAAGATTTTCCGTTTGTACTAGCTTTAACCTTTCGGAAAATATCGTTTTTTGTTTTGTCGGGGTGGTATCTTCCACCCTTATCAAGTTCCCTTTCTACTTGCAAGCATTCATTGACTTGAACCCCAATGAATAGGCCGAAAACTTTCTAACCATTTCGGCTTTGTCCGTTTCCGTGCCTATACTTTACCACGTTCCACTATGGTTGAACATATACTTTTGTTGCAAACGCATGGACAAAACATGCAAGAATTATAGATTTTTAAAAAATAGCGATATATCGTTAAAAATTATATTTTGGCAAGGCTGTGATCGAATAGTTAAAGAATTTTAAGAAACACACGGAAACGTGTTCGTGCGCGTGCGTGCGCCTGGGCAGGCAAAACTCTAATAGGTACAACAGTCCCCGGCAATACTATATATTGTGGTTTGAATGAATGGTTGAATACTAGATATTGTGTATAGTACGTTATTGAACAATAGGGATAGATACTAGATATTGTGGTTTGTTGATTGACTGAACACAAGATATAGAGAATAGCATAATTGATGTAAAGTAAAAATACTTTACAAAATGTTGCGTGCGCAACATTTGATATCATTTTGATATCGAACACAACGAAAATGCAACTAATTTACAAATTCAATTCCCGGCAAAAGTCAACACTATAAGCATACTGGAAAAATAGGAATAATTCCCGGCCTGGAAAGTGACAAAACAGGTACTTTATTCAATTAAAGTGAATGCCGCTTTTTGCACAAAAGCGGCTTTTCCCCCATGGGGGACACTTTTCATTTTTGAGGCATTCCAGGCAGCAGGCCGAGATCCCAGTACATCTTTCTTGTTCATAATCACCAATTATGGATTTCAATTTCTCTTATTCCATATACATTCTGCACAACAATTTCCACAAAAATACCAACCTCTTCCAACAATCACAACCTCTCACCTATCAACTCAATTTATCCATTTTCCTGTTCCTACCTGGGCATACTTTCCCCTGACCAAAATATCCAAAAAATATATCTCTATACCCTCTCCTACACACACTCACAAATCACTCATTTTCCATTAAAAATACCTAAAAATGGCTTAAAATCGCTATTTTTCAATCGGTAGCTTATTCGGCAACTAGCTAGATTTTAACGTATTTTCGTTATATTTTGGCTAGTTTTTCTTTTTATTTGTACCTTTTTACCCCTTATTTTGTTCCTTTTTGAGCCAATAAAAGCCGAAAAACCTAGTATTCATGCGGTTTTTCCCGATGTGTACCTTAAATGTACCGAAAATGACCATTCTTCGGAGTATAAAGTACTTATTTATGCTCATCCATACTCACCTATCGCCATAAATAGACTGATCTGGCATCTGAGCAGTATTCTCAGAGACTCCAAAGACCTACAAGGAGCATGATTGTAGCCTCTGGCAGCTTACATAGAACACACAGAGCCTCTGGATGTCCTTCATAAAGGTTAATGTGTAATAACAACCATCGCTAAGTAAGCTGACGGTCACTGTCTGGAAAGATTACAGCAGATGATACTCCAAGAAACATACCTTATTATAATAGGTGCTAGAAAATATTGGTATCCTGTATTATGTAGCTATTGAATTTTTGGCAATCTCATGGTATAATGAGTGTAGATAGCTATACAATACAGGATACACTAAAGGATGGTGTTAGGATGACTGTGGTGGATATTTATAGCAGTCTTCCAGACAGGGCGTGGAGAGGGATCTCGCGTCTGAGGACGCTCGTAGGTTTACTCAAATTGAATCTATGTCGCTTACGCTCCATAGCTTCAAGTCGAGTAAACCATTAAGAGATATTTTGTGATAGGAGTTGTGGGTGATAAAACCTTACAGAATTCAAAGTACAACTAAATATTAACAAATTATGAATTTTGTACATCAAAACTGATATTACACATTATATATATACAGGTTTGATGTACAAAAACAGGAGGTAATGTATGACCAAAGCATATGAAGTGACACCTGATATGATTTCAAAATTATCTGCTGGTCAGATTTTCAAGAACTTTTCTGAGCTTGCAAGATGTCTCGAAGTTCTTGATGATAAAGGTAAACCAATTACAGGAAATAGTCGTCCTGCATTCTTGGAAGAGCTGGACAGATTCGTAGTTCTAAAGAAGGCTGGGCGACAAATTATTATAAAAAGTATACGGCCAGAGGATGAGATACTTCCGGCAAAGCCAGTGGGTGGTAATAGAAAGTTTATTGACCTTATTCAGAAATTGCTTGTCTACCACTTCAACGCCCTTTGTCAGTCGCAACCATGTGACGGCATTAAACTGCTATGGGAAAAGAAAGACATCTGGGAGACCTGTGGAATGGTTGGGCGTGATTACAGATGGTGGGGACGGAATGCCGAGACAGAAGATGACGAGGCTGTTGCTGAGGCGTTCCGAAAAATGGTCGGAAGTGTCAAATTGAAAACTTGGCTAGATAGTGCCCTGCATGGTTTAAAGGTAAACGATGCGTTGGATTATGAGGAGACGAGGGCATTCATTGATTATGTTGATGGCCGTGCTGTCATAACTCCTTTGACAGACAAACAGAATTTAACTTACATGCGATTGAAGGCCGAGGTACTAAAAGATTATACATTATCTGATGGTAGAACTCCGGCAACTGAACGGGATCTTTGGCAAACTGGTCGGATGAGAGATTTCTATCGCAAGCTGAACCCAAAGCTTAGAGAGGAATTTGAAAAAGAGCAAACGTATAGTACCATTCAAAAGGTTTATAGAATTGTTGTTGAGCCAAAAACTATGAACCTATTTGCTCGCAGGTTTGGAAAAATCGACCCAGCAGATGTGGAACTCGCTGTGCAGATGATGGCAAAGTTAAATACAATTGTCTGTGATGGCTTATTGTCTTCAATGATATTTAATAAGGAAGTCATTGTGGCAACAAGAGTTCAGGAACATGAAGATGTTGAACGGCGACTGGAAGAGCAGAAGCCATGGGGTGACAATAATAAGATTGAAAGAAAAATCCGAAAGGAATTTGAATATAAAAAAGTTAAGTTGACTAACCAGCAGGTGGCAGATATGGTTGACAACACAATTCGTCAGTCTACTGACCAGTTACTTGTTACCTTGAACCAAAAAGACCATGGATGCAAGATTATCGAAAAACTGTATATCGACAACTTCTTGGCTGGAAGCGGTTTGACTGAAGAGCAATATAAGCAAATTATGCAGGATGCGGATAAAGAATCTGCGGATGCAGAACTTATGGCTCGACTTGTGGCTGAGGCGAATGCGAGAATGGCAGCTCGTGATAACGTAAATGTAGAATGCGTTATGAATTTTGAAGCAGATATTGTCGATAAGGTGTTGGCGGACAAGATGGCAGAAAAAAGTAATAAGAAAGCTGGCCGCAATGTGCTGGATTGTGGTCTTAATATTGATGATTTAATTGGTGAGATTTGAAAGAAGGTTGAGTGTAATGAATTTTGATAACCCCTACTGGATTGATTTAAAGGTAACGTATGAGTATTACCAAGCTGCTGGCTGCTTACCAGAGTTTCACAAGAAGTATGTCTGCACAAAATGTCAGTATGAGATCCCGTGCTTCACTACTTGTGATGAGGTTCGATGCAAATGTCAAGAGTTTAAGCCTAAGACTGTGCGGAAGGCTGACAAGTATTTACATATCAATGATTTCATGAACGATGTGGTTGCATTTGAGGCTGCTAGAAATATTTAAGGAGAGTTACATAAATGGATGAGAAATATTTACCATTTGGTTTTGGACCAGAAGAAAAAGTTTCTATTTCAACTATTGCTTTTCAATATGGTTGGAGCGCCGCACGATTAAACAGCTTTCTTTACAAGTATGATGTGATCTATTTCAACGACGAGCATAAAACATGGCTTGTAACAGACCAGTATAAAGATAGCGGATACACTGAATCTTCATTGTTTACTAGCAAAACAGGATATTATTCTCAAGAGTATCTTGTCTGGACACAAGAAGGGCAAAAGTTTATTTATCAAATGTTAAAAGATAAGTTAACACTTCTTCCTGAAATTAGAATGCTCGATGAAGAAGGTCCGTCTGACGGTTGTTTAACGGCAGAAGAACTCGCTGAAGTTCTCATCCAAAATGAGATTTACATAAACGAGGCATCCATTGGTAGGCTTACTCCAAATAGCAGTAATGTATTTTCAGTTCTACGGCACAAAGGCTATTTAATGAAAAAGAAGGGAATGTTGTATAACACTCCTTGTAAGAAATATCAAGGTTCTGGGTTATTTAAAGTATTCAAGAGACGAGAACCGATTTATCGATACTATCAAGATGAACCGGTTGGCGACAGTCTTGTGTATGTTACAAAGATTACTCAGGGAGGCAAGGACTTCTTCATTGAATATTTCAAACATTTGATGAAGAAAGGATGCGCTATTATATAAGGAGGGCTAAGAGATGCGAGTGCAAATTGGTAAATACATTATTAAAAACTGCGACGAGCGGAATCTCGTTATCGTTGAGCAGCGGCCAGCTGGCAAGAATCCAAAGACTGGTGAGATGGGCACCGGCGTAAAGGAGGTTACGGTCGGCTATTACCCGAACCTTGAATGGGCTTTACATAAGATTAAGGATTTGAATATTTCCGAAAGTGATGCTGATACAGTGGATGTTTTGCTGGCAGAGCTTGAACATATCGATGAGACGATCCGCCGGGTTGTTGAGGAGGTTAAGTGATGGATAAGTTTGTAAATGCAACACGGTTGATTGGCGTCCTCGATAGTGCCATCGCTCGTCCTAGGGCCAGAGATAATGTAAAGTCTATTGATGATATGTGGTGCGATATGGCAATGCAATACACAAAGCGCATTCTTGAAGAAGAGATGTCTGCTGGCGGTGAGTTTCGTCGAGTAGTTCATGCTCATTGGATTGAGCATTTTGAAGATTTTGGAGAAAGTTTCTTTGTTGAATGCTCGGCTTGTCATTCTAGCAAAAATATTGACGAATCAAAGTTTTGTCCTGACTGTGGAGCTGTCATGGACGAGGAGGTTAAGTGATGCGTACTTACGAGGATGTTGATGCGGAAATCAAGCAACTTGTACGTGATATGAATAGTTCCAGTCTGACACGCAGTGAGTACGAGGCTGCCGACGATATGCTGGATGAGCTCTATCAGGAGCGCGAACGACTTTGGCTCAAGGCTATGGAAGATGGCGAGAGTTGCTATCTGTAAAAGCCTACTTTTATATTTTCTCTTTAGCTATGAAATACAGGATACGTTTAAGAAGAACATGGAGGTGACTGCCGAATGGCAAAGCAGCAAACTTGCCAGAAGTTTGTTTTTAAGATCCATACGAAGCGTCTGGTTGAAGCAAAGTGGGATTTGACTCTACCATTAGATGAGGCTAGACGAAACCACGAGATCATCTCGCTGGCTGATAGCACTGTTTTACGATGGATTGATGAGTTGAATGGTGTTACGGATGCAGAGGCTAAAGCACGGAGCATTAAGCGTAGAATCAAGATGCTGCGGAATGAGCCGTCTTGCTTAGAGAACCGCCGGGAGATTCGGAGGCTGTATACTGAATTGGACGCAGTTCAATTCAAGCCGGATTATATGTGTCTGGTGGTTGATAAGAAGAATGATTACCGCCGTGCATGTTCTCCAAAGGGGTTTAAAATCAATGGAATCACGTATCGCCGTCTGGTTGGGACTACCGGTGGTGTTAAGAATAGCACGATTGTGTTTGTGAGCGACCGTCTTGTTGGTGAGATCCGCAAGCGAATTGATAATGGCCGTAACAAAGGAATGGAGTTTATTCCGGCAAAGTTGGAAGCATATCGGGCACTCGCCTGCTCTGCCTCAATCCCTGTTACTGATCCAGATGGCATTCTGGTTGTGGATGATTGCTATACTCATTTTAAAGACCATGTGATTATCCTGGATGATGGTGTGTCTGGTGAGCCTACGATGGTCGAAGATCCTGAACATGATTGCGAACTGTGTGCCAGCGATGGTTTTGGTCTTATCAGCTATGACCTTGCCCAACAATGGAGCGAAGATTTGAAGCTACCGTCAACTGCGTCTGGATTCTGTGTGCGTAACGCCTTTTGTAAGGGAATGCTATTCCCCTTCCCTTTCCGTGAGTTCGCCAAGAAGGTTGCAAAGCAGAATATGGTCAAAGACGCTTTTGGCGACTATAAGGACATTAACCGTGTGCAGATGATCCTTACTACGTCGATGCTCAAACTTTATGACAGCTATCATAGTGCAGATGATTGTTTCGAGAATTGTCAGGAAAACCACTACCACTTTTCTGTAACGAAGACCTGTGAGCTGGAGCTTGATGAAGAGCGTAATCTGAACTATCAATTTATCCAGAGTTATAATTTAACGAACGATGAGATTCGAGAGTTGGTGAAGCCTACACTGGATGAAATCAAAGGTGCCATGGGTGGTGATTGGCGTGATGTACTGCTTTATTTGCGTGGCAACGGAATGCGTGATGACCCGAATTACATAAACAGCTTAGAGAATGATTATATCAAGGCCTTAATGATTGAGCCAGAAATGATCAACGACCCATACGTTCAGAACCGCATTCGATTCTTTATTAAAAAACGAATTTCTCAGGCGAAAACAGGTGTAGTAAAGGTTAGAGGTAACTTTCAAGTTCTTAGTGGGGACCCGTATGCGCTTTGCCAATCTATGTTTAGAATGCCTGTCACTGGTCTTTTAAAATCTGGTGAGGCTTATAGTCGATTCTGGAACGACCGTGATGTGAAGCGAGTAGCCTGTTTTAGAGCGCCAATGAGCCAGATGGCAAATATTCGATGCATGGACATAAACTCAAGTGATGAGTGCAAAAATTGGTATCGCTATATGAAGACCGTATTTATTCTGAACGTGTGGGATAATACGGACGCTGCACTTAATGGGGCCGATAACGACGGAGACCTCTGTTTTAGTACAGACAATCATATCCTGATTGATAAATGGGTGGATGAGCCTACAGTTCTCTGTGTGCAAAAGAAGGGCGAGAAGAAAATCCCCACTGAAGAGGACTTTATTAGCTCTAATATCAATGGATTCGGTGACGATATTGGAAAAATCACAAATCGTATCACCACAATGTTTGATGTGCGAAGTAAATTTGAGCCAGGAAGCCGCGAGTACGAAGAATTAACATATCGCATTAAATGCGGCCAGCTATATCAGCAGGCGTCGATTGATCGCATAAAGGGTATTTCCACTACTCCGATGCCTCAATACTGGTATGACAATAAGGCTTGTGTTGTTAAAGAGGATGATAACCCAGATGTTGTTGAGGATAAGAAGTTCTGGGCACGTATTTGTGCTTGGCGCAAACCTTATTTTATGAGCTACATTTACCCCTCTCAGATGAAGGACTATAAAAAGTATGTGGCTGCAGCTCGTAAGAGAATTAAATGGGAAGGTTTTGATGGCCTTGACGAGATGATGAAAAAGGAAGTCAAGAATGATGTTGATGAAGTTGTTATCCAATATTACCTTTACCGTATGCCCGTCGGTGTTAATTCCTGCACTATGAATCGTCTGTGCTGGATTATTGAAGATGAACTTGAAGAGTTTGAAGATGATTTGAAAAAGAAGCGTAAATTTGATTACGATTCTCTCAAGTCTGGTGATGAATATAAAAATTCTCAGTATTACGGTATTCGCCCTATCTTTAAAGAATATCTTCGATACGCACGAACAAACTCTGTTATCGACAATTCAAATACCAAGAACAAGGAAACCGGCGCAGATCGAATTGAGAAGTTGAATTTTTACAACGAAAATATGTTGCGTACCATGCATCAAAAATGTTCTGATGATAATATCCTTTGTGATATTTTGTTGGACCTCTGTAAGAAAAACGCCTCAAGTGTCTCGATTGTATGGGCTCTATTTCCTGATATTATTATTAAGCGTCTCTTTGATAAGGCTGGCAACAAGGCCCATGTTCTTGTTAAGGACGATAATGGTGATGTTGAATATTGTAGTGAGCGTTATAAAGACGTGTTAGTCGATATGAACAAAATTGAAGAGGAGGATGCGAATGGTAGTATTGAATGAACGTGAGTATGCAGAAGAACTGCTTCAAAAAGATGTGACTTGCAGAACCGCCGGGCACGCTTTACATTATATTGCAAAGCTTTATTTCTCTCAGGGGTACTCTAAGGAAGAAGTTAAGAAGAAGCTTGATGATTTTCTTGTGGCTCATATGTTTGGATATAATAGAGTTTTAGATGAGAACTTTATCGTGCAAGCGATTGCGTCCGCCAAAGGAAAACAATTGGTTGAACTTGATGGAGTAAGTGTTACAAAGTCTGAAACCCAGAAAATTCTTGCCTTGGATGGGAAACCGATGCAACGGCTCATGTTCACAATGCTTTGTTTGGCTAAGTTTCATATGGCTGTAAACAACAAGTGTAATTATTGGATTACGGAAGATACACGAGATATTTTCCGTATGGCTGGTGTTTCTGTAAATGTAGATAAGCAGAATGAAATGATTCGAGAACTGCGCAATCTTGGTTTTATTGGTTTTGCCAGCTTAAAGAAGATTGACAACTTGAACATTCATGTGTTAATCGCAGACGAAGAACCGCCTATCGCAGTTACAGTATCAAATTTCGAGACTGCTGGGATTCAGTGGAATCAGTTTTGCGGAAAGCCATACATCAGGTGTGAATGTTGCGGTCGTACCGTTGCTCGGACTGGGCGCAGACAAAAATATTGTCGTAAGTGCGCCAAAAGCATCAATATTGAGAAAACATCTCAAAATAGAAAAATGTTTGATTTATAAATCGTGCATTTTTGTATTATTTTAACACAGATACGTTGTATTTTTACATATTTATATAAAATCATTACGGGATAGTTATGGTAGGGAGAGAGCGAGGACGCTTGTTTTCTTCCTACCTATTTTATTTTGAAGGGATGTAATGACCTAAATGATCGAAATCACCAAAGCAGAAGCCAAGGAAATCCGTAAGGTTTATCCGCATGTCTTTATTGCAAAGACTCGTCACAAGCGTTTTATTGAGGAGTCTGTCCGCTATCTGGAGTTGATTCCGTTTAATATTGAAGCTCGTGAAATTGTTGAGCGTGCAAAGCGTGGCATTCGAGACTAATTTATGAAAGAACGAGGTACAGACTTTGGATTTTGAAATTCAGCTGCCCGAGGAGATCACTAACCTGATGAATGGTGGCGGTCTCCCCTCTCCTGAGATGATGAACTTCTATGTTGACGAGAAGGATCGCATCTTCTTTATTGACTTTGAGATTGACCAGTCTCTGATTGAGATTGAGTGCAAGATTCTGCAGTACAACCGTATCGACAAGGATGTCCCTGTTGAGCAGCGCAAGCCTATTAAGCTGTTTATTTACAGCTATGGTGGCGAGCTGGACGCCATGTTCAGCTTTATTGATGTTGTTGCACTGAGCAAGACTCCTGTTTGGACGATTAACGCAGGTATTGCAATGAGCGCTGCTCTTGTGATGCTGTTGTCTGGTCAGAAGCGCTTTGCCCTGCCTCATTCTACTGCACTGATTCACAGTGGCTCTGGCGGTACTCAGGGTACTTTTGAGCAGTCTAAGATGGCTATGGACTACTATGAGAAGCAGGTTGTAAAGATGCGTGAGTATATTATGGCTCACTCTACTATTGATAAGAAGACTATGACCAAGAATAAAGCGAAGGATTGGTATCTGGACGCTAATGAGCAGGTCAACTTTGGCATTGTAGATAAGATTTGCGATGATGTGGATGAATTCAATTAAGGGAGAGTTATAATATATGGCTTCTGATAAGACTGAAATGCGTAAGAAGAAGGATGTCCCGCAGAATCTGGATGAATATCCTACTTTTTATGGAATGACGCTCGATCCGGAACAGAAAATCTTTAGGGACGCAATCTGGAATCCCGATATTGATGTTGTGTTCTGTAATGCCCGTGCTGGTACTGGTAAAACTACGATTGCTGTCGGTGTGGCGAATTTGTTAGTTCAGTATGGACTATATAATGGTATCGCATATATTGTTTCTCCTACACAGGAAGAGAAGCAAGGCTATCTTCCCGGCACGCAGGAACAGAAGAGTGCTCCGTATATGGAACCACTTTATCAGGCACTTGAGACTATTGGCGTTAATCCAAATGTTGCGATGATTGTTGATGATAATCCTGAAAGTCAGAAATATGGTGCGTATATTCAGTGTGCAACTCACACATATATGCGCGGCATCACCTTTGACAAAAAAGTAATCTTGCTCGATGAAACGCAGAATTTCTATCTAAGTGATCTTTTGAAGGTTATTACCCGGTTGAAGGATTCATGTAAACTTGTCGTAATCGGTCATACAGGCCAGTGTGACTTGTACAAAAATCCGCAAAACAGTGGTTTCCTTCCATATCTTGAACACTTTAGAGGTCATGATAGAACTGCGATTTGTGAACTTCACACAAATCATCGTGGATGGATTAGTACATGGGCGGATATGATTCAGTTTAATCGCTAAATCATTTCAAAATTGAAATAAAATATAAGGGAGAATAGAATTATGGTTGCTAAGAAGAGTGTTGTTTTTAAGAACGCTATTATTGATACTGCCGAGGGCACTATCACCGAGATTACCAAGGATGGCGAGAATGTCTTCAATTTGAATGAAGCTCTGGCAAAGTGGGATGGTATTGAGGGTGTCACCATCAATATTTCCACTTCTGATGAGCTGCTGGGCGACCCGGCTTGATGCCAATGGGTTGCTATAATAAACGGCCAGAAGAAACGAGCGATGACTTCTTTGTAAGAATCGGGAATGCTGTTCTGGCTAGAGAGTTGACTTGGGATGGCGCATCCAAGGTGCTCAATGATGAGTTGGGTAAGAATTTTGGTGAGTGCGCATATCGCAAGCGTTTTAAGGCATTCCGTGCGGGTATGCAGTATCAGGAGTCCTTATCTAATAGAGATGTGGGAACCTGCATTCTGTCTATTTCCGACCTACATATTCCATTTCAGAAGCCCATTGAGACTTTTAGTGAGTATGCTGGAAAGATTGATATCCTTCAGGTAAACGGAGATCTGGTAGACTGCAGCTCCATTTCTCGCTTCCTAAAAGTATATCGTAAAAGTCCAATGGAGGAAATCCTGATTGCTCGTCAGTATATGATTGATCTGATTGAAATGCTTCAGCCAAAGAAGGTTGTTATCAATTATGGCAATCATGACTTGCGTTTTCAGAATTACCTTGCTAAGAATTTGGACACCGACCTACTTGAACTGATGCCGAAGACATCTTTGGAGCTTATTTTTGTTGATGGTTTCAACCATTATAACAAGGAACTTCATACAAAGGTCCATTATGACCCTTTGATTGAGGTGTTCAATGGTACTGGTATCGAGATTGTTTACAACGATACTTATTTCAGTCAGATTGGTGATACCGTCTTTGTGCATCCGCTGACTTACTCATCTGGGTTACTGAAGACTGCTGAGAAGGCATTCAGATACTTCCGTGATAACGGATTTAAGGACATCAATGCAGTGGTTCTCGCTCACACTCACAAGTGCGGTCATTACGATATTGGTGACGGAGCTGTTGTATATGAGCAGGGTTGTTGCTGTGAGTCTTCTAAGATGCAGTATGCAGAGGGCAAGTTGACCACTTCTCAGCGAGAAGGCTTCATTATTGTCTATCAGGACAGGGATGGAAAGTTGATCGAGAGTAAAACGCATATTGTGCGTTTGAATTAAAACGGTGAAACCCTACCAATTTAAGTGGGTAATTAAAAAAGAAGTACGACCGCAAGGTCTGCTTGGGACATCATTTGTTGTCTCCTTTTCTATGGGCTGGGGTGATTGCTCCAGCTTATCGTGCCGCCTTAATTTAATGGTAGAATAGGAAATTTGTAATTTTCACATACGGGTTCGATTCCTGTAGGTGGCATGGCAAAAGCGGTCATTGGTTGCAACCGTGTATAAGCTGTAAAGTCAGACGCAGAGTAGCTTTGAGAAGCAAAATGCCAAGCCAATCGTGTTTCGCTACGTTAATGCGAAGCTTTAAAAGTCTAAAACAAGCGTTTTATCAACACGAGAACAATTCAACTAGCTCGGACGGATTGATGGATGCTTGTTTTATTATGGGTCAGTATATCCAGTGGCGAAGATAGCGGACTGTAACTCCGTGACATTAGAAACATCGTTGGTTCGACTCCAACCTGGCTCACCAAAGATTGTACGGCTATTCCCTACACCTTTATATAAAGGTAGCTGTGCAGGAAAGTAGGGTTATTGTGCGGCCTTACTCAAGTGGTTGAAGAGAACGGTCTTGAAAACCGTTAGGTCGGTAAACCCGATGCCAGAGTTCGAATCTCTGAGACCGCGCCAGTCCTTCTCCCGGAGGGCTTATATTATACCGGTTCCCTACCACCGGCTAAAAGGTAGGTTTTATGCGCCTATAGTTTAATTGCTTAAAACAGCAGACTCTAAATCTGCCTCTTGGGAGTTGAAGTCTCTCTGGGCGTGCCAAAAATGGCTTCCAATTCGCGGTTGGAGGCAAGTCCGAAGTCGATCTATGGCAAACCTGTGATGCGCACACGATTTGGTAGTAGATGACACTTAGGCATCATATGTCGCAGGTGATAGTGCCGATGTACTAGCCAGCCTCATAAGCTGTGCCTTGGGCGGGTCTGACTCCCGCACCTGCACCCAACATCTCCCCTTTCGCAAGCCTATCGCCAGTTTTCTACTCCCTCTGGCGGTAGGTCCTTTTATGAACAGTCCTGCCTGTGTATTTCAGGTGGCACGGTCGGCGTAAAGCTGGCCGTAAATACAAAATTCAGCCGATTCGTCGGCAGGGCGTAAGCCCAAATAGATGATAAAGACCTTAGCTCACTACGGTGTCAAAATGCTGAGGTCGAATTTTGAACAGAACCTGTTAAGCCTCTCAACGATGCGTATCATAGCAGGTCTTTTATAGAATTAAATCCACCCGGCCTCCCAGATTATTGGTGCTCATGAGGGTGGATCTTTTGTTTGCCGTAGGATGTGCGCACGTTCTACGGCTTTTATTTTGATTTTGAATGGAGGTGTTTGTTTGCCTAGAAAGAAAAAGGTTGTTGAGGATGGCGTTATTCTTGAAGGAACCGAGAACAAGAAGACATTCAAATGCCTGCGTTGTGGTAAAGAATATGATGTGGCAGTTGGTCACTTCTATAAAAATACATATGGCTTTTGGAAAGCAAACGACAATTACGTTCCTGTTTGCAAGGAATGTGTAAATGAAATGTTTGATGATTTCTCAAGACGATTTGGTAGTGATAGAACGGCTTGTATGTTGCTTTGCCACATTTTGGATGTTCCGTTTTATAACAGTCTTTATGATTCGGTTGTTGCAAATTCTGGAACTTGTCGTCCCGGCGCGTATAACCGCCTTGTTTTAAACGGCAGACAGTATCAATTTCAAACCTTCTCTAATACTCTTGTAAATGGAGAACTGAACAAGAATGCTCTTGATCTACAGGAAGAGAAGGAACAAAAGTGGTCGAAAGCAGAGATTCAAGCCAAGGATGATTGTATTTCTGTTATTGGATACGATCCATTTGATGGTTATAACGAAAGCGACCGCCGATATCTATTTAGCGAACTCATTAAGTATTTTGAGGATGGTATTGAGGACGACCCATTCAAGCTATCTCAGATTGTTCAAGTCGTGAACAATAATAATCAGATTCGACAAATCGACTTGCAGATTGCCCGCTTAAACCCGATGAACTCGGCTGAGGCAATCAAAAGTCTGAATGACATTAAGGTTAAGCTAGTTTCTAATAACGACAAGATTGCAAAGGAAAATGAGATTTCTGTCAAGAACCGTTCCAACAAGGATGCAGGACGTAATACGCTTACATTCTTAATGAAGGATATGCGTGAAAAGGATATTGCTGGCGCAGAAGCAAACTTCTACGATCAGTTACGGTCTCCTGGCACTCAATGGGCGGCAGATATGAGCTCTAAGGCAATCAAGGAAAACGCTTTCTTTGACGAAAATGACCAGCAGGAAATTTTCGATATACAAAGAGAACTGATTGATAAGTTTCAGAAAGAAAGTGATGACGCGAAAGAAAAATACAGGCTGTCTTTGATTGAGAATCAGCGGCTCAAGGAGCTGTTGGAAGATGCCGGTGTTGACGTAAGTGTAAAAGATATGGATGGTGATGCCGTATGAGGATGAAACAAAGAGCGCCTATTATTACAGCCGCAAAACGTAAGATTTATGAGTGTGATGCGGCAACGATTGCATTCTATCGGCGCAATCCTGTTATTGCGGCCAGAGATTTATTGGGTATCCAATTATTTGACGCTCAGGCATATATGCTGGAACAAAGCTGGAATGCAAGTCATGTTCTTTAGGCGTGTAGTCGAAACTTTGGCAAGTCTTTTGTAGGTTCTGTTTTCATTATCCTAAAGGCAATATTATATGAGAACCAGTCTATTTACATTGTAAGTAATGTAGGTGATCAGGCAAAAGAGACATTTAATAAGATCGAGGAAATTGTTACTCGTGTTGGTAAGACGGCTGCGTCTATCCGTAGTCTGCAAGATATTGCAGAGAAAGAAACGAAAAAGTCTGCAACCAACAAAAGTGGTTTTAGTCATAATCCCGCCGGGTATGTTGTTGAGTTTTATAACGGTAGTTCTATTAACACTTTGAACTCCAACCCAGATGGTGTGCGTGGCAAGCGAGCTAGTCTTATTTTCTTTGATGAGGCGGCATTCTGCTCCGACGAACTGATTGTTGTCTGTGAAGCTTTTGCAACACAGAATACGGATTTCGTCACTGACACTGACAGTGACTATAATCCTGAAATGCAGCCTCGTCAGGTTCCTACTCAGCTAGTTTATGCTTCAAGTCAGGACACGATGGACAAGCTTTTTTATAAATACTACAAGCAATTTGCAAAGCGCATGATTGCAGGAGATCGAGATTATTTTGTTTGTGATATGATTTGTGACGTTGCAATCAAAGTTTATATGAAGGGTAAGCCATACAAAGCACTATTGACACAAGACAAGGTAGATGCAGCTCTAAAGTCAAATAAAATGAAGGCATTGCGTGAGTATTATAATCGACCAAGCCGTGATGGTGGCGTAAACCAGATTATCAAATGGGGTACGGTTCGTCGCAATGAGCGAAAGTATATCCCACAGCTTTATTGGGATAGGAACTATCAGTATATTCTTGCGTTTGATCCTGCCCGCACAATGGATAACTCTATTGTTGGCGTTATGCGCATTTATAACGATCCAGAAAACGGCATGTGTGGCGACATTATAAATTGCGTGAACATGGTTGATCTTGCGAACGAGAAAAAATTCAAGCTCGATTCTAATCGTCAGCTTGAGCAGTTACATGAGTTGATTCTACATTACAATGGTCAAAATCCTGATTACGAGTACATTGATAGATTGATGATTGACCAAGGCGCTGGTGGCGGTGGTACTTCCACATATGCGGACGGTTTACTTAACAATTGGACTGATAAAACAGGCGCAGAACATCGTGGTTTTATCGACGCAAATCATGAATTATATGAAGGATATGATACCCGTTACCCAGATGCTGTTGATAAGCTACGTCTAATTAGTCCTCGTAAATTCCGCACTGCAATGGTTGAGGAATTTATTGAGTTGATGAATCTTGGTGTCATTCATTTCCCTCTTGAATACAACGGCGGAGATTATGTTCAGGTAGTAGACGGTGTGGATAAATCAACTGGTCAAGAAATTTTGAAGACGCATGAACTTTCCTTAGAGGAACAGACTGCGTGGGTTAACATCGACTTGATGAAGAACGAGATCACAAGTATTCAGAAAACGACAAACTCTGAAAATACGACCGTAACATATGCTTTGGCACCCGATGTTGCCAACAAAATTCACGATGATAGGTTCTATGTTGCAATTTTACTTGCTCATCGTCTATACGAATTACGTCGTAAGGATAAAGTGCGCCAGTCTGCGGTGGAGACAATGACTGCTCCGCCGATTTGTATTTCTAACATTGACTTCTAAGCAGAGGAGGTGAAAATGTGGCAAGAAAGAAAAAGGAAGATTTTGATGTCGTGACTGCTTCACAGACAGATGACGGTACTGTAGTTATTACCTCTTTGAATGAACTTTCAGAAGAGAGGATGAATAACGTCATCCGAAATGCAGTTGCGTCTTATGACCCTGAAAATAAGCAGTATAGTACATATCTGAAAATTTCAGCCTCCTCTGAGACACTGACCGTTGACCGAATTGATGAGCTTGCACAAGGGCTACAGTCAAGTCTGACGAATGTGCAGACGGTCAATGGAATCATCCGTAATTACATCAACAAGGATGACCTGATTGGCATTACTTATGATGCGATTGAGGCGAATGTTAATACTGAGTTCAAATGCAGTTTCGCTCAGTTCCCTGAACAGCGTAATAAGACAAAACAGGTAAATTACGCCCGTGAAGTGATTGATGACTTCAACGCACAAATCAATGTGCGAAGTCTGCTACGTGCCGCCATTCCGATGACTTACGCAGAGGGCACTTATATTACATATCTGCGTCAGAAGGATGAGAACTACATTGTAGACTATTACCCTCTTGGTATTGCTGAGATAAGTGATTACCTATCAAATGGACAGCCTGTTGTGCTTATTAACATGTCTAAACTGAAATCTGCTTTGAGCAAATCTATGCTGAAGGATAAGAAGAATAAAGCACTGTTCTTTGAAAATCAGGAGACTGAGATTCAGAACAACTATCCAGATGAGGTGTATCAGGCATTTAAGAATGGTGATACATACGCAAAATTGGATGTTGACCATTGTGGCGTGATTCGTATTGGCAATATGGGACAAAAATATGGTGTCTCTCCCCTGTTTCGCGCCTTACGTCCGGCATTGATGCTTGAGACCTTTGATACTTCAGACCGTGTAAATGCTAAGGCTAAGGCAAAGAAAATCATCTGGCAACAGCTTGACCCTGAGTTGATGGGGCCAAACAAAGATAAAAAGGGCTTCTCTGAACAAGTGACGGCGCACGATAACCTGCTGCGTGCATGGAAGCAAAATACCGTGCTTGTGACTACCGCTCCTTATGTAAAGGATATCAAGTATGTTGAGCCAAAAGTTGAGATGACAAATATCGAGACTGTCAAACAGTATCGCAATCGAGAAATGGCTGCTTTGGGTATTAGTTTCTTGAATACTGATGGTCAGCAGACTGTTTCAACTGCAAAGGTGTCTCTTGACCAGCTGATGAAAAATATCGGTAAGATTGCAGAACAGATTGAAGATGTATTAAAACGATGGTATCGTATTCGCCTTGAAGATGCAGGTGTAGACCCGATGTACTGCCCTGATGTGAAGGTCTCTACTACTGAAATGATGGGTATGGAGATGAAGAAGGCGATTGCTCAGTTCCTATTTACCACTTTGAACTGTTCTTACAAGACTGCTTACGAGTATATGGGACTTCATGCTGAGGACGAATTACGCAAACGTCAGGCTGAGACTGAGGAAGGTTATGACGATGTATTTGTGGCTCGCCAGACATCTTATACATCGACAGGTAATTCCGGCGGTGGTGGTGACAGTGATAAAAAGACAGGTCGTCCAAAGGGCGAGGAAACTGAAAAACAAATTTACGACCAGCAGAGAAATGAAGATAGTAAGTGAGGTGATGAACGATGAGTAAGGAGTATTTCTATAGTAGAAATATCTGTTGCTCTGAGATTACGGAGCATCCAGACCACTATCTTGCCAAGTTTGTCATCTGTGATTTCTCAGTAAATGGGAATCAGGTTGCTTTAAACCGTGACACCATTGAAAGTTGGATGAGTACATTGGTTGGCAACCCGCTTGTTGGTAAGTTGGTCGTAGCTCCAAAGGGTGAACTGGATTTTTCCGGTCACAATATGAAAGTCGTCACCAGAAAAGACAACGATGGCAATGAATACAAGACTGCCGAATTTGACACTGATGCGTTCGGTAGTTTTCAGTCAGTCGGTATCGAGAAAATTGACGATACCGACTTTATTGTTGCCTCTTGTAAGATCTGGAAGCGATATCCAAAGGCTTGTGCGACGATTCTGCGCCGTATTGAGAGCGGCACATTAAATACCAGTTGGGAAATTGATGTACTGAAAGCTCATAAGGGAATCGTGGGTGGCCGCATGGCAAAAATCATTGACGATGGTGTGTTTACTGCACATTGCTTGCTTGGTGCAAATGTTGAACCAGCATATAAGTGCTCTAAACTGCTTGAAGTCGCTGAAACCGATTTTGGTCTTGAATTGGCAAATGCCTATATCGAGGATACAAAAGAGATTTCAAATATAGAATCTAATGAAAAGGAGGCAAAAAATTTGGAACTGAATAAGGATAAGGAGACTCAGACCGCACAGGTTGAGAATCCAACCGAGACTGAGCAGGCAAAGCAGACGGCTACTGAGTCTACCACTGAGCCCACCACTCCGGCAGAGCCTGATGTTCAGACTTCCGAGGAAGGTGGTGAAACCCCTCCCCCGACTGAGCCTGAAACCGGTACTGAGCCTGCTGGTGAGCCAGAGCCGGAGTCTACCACTGAGACTTCCAGTTTGACCGGTCATGACCTGTACGAGAAGCTGAATGAGGCTGTTGTGAAGTTTAATTCAGATATGTATCTAGCCGAAGTGTTCCCCGAAGATCACACTATCTGGTGTAAGAAATTTGGTCGTTGTATGAACGATTTGGATTACATCATGTTCTCTTACACCGTTGAGGGCAACGAGGTTTCTCTTGGCGAGCCGCAGCGTATCACTCTGACTGTTTCTATTTCTGATGTTAACACCAAGATTGCGGAGCTGAATAACACTATTGCAAGTCTGAATACTGAGCTGCAGAGTGCAAAGGAAGAGGTTGCTTCTCTGACTCCATATAAGGATCAGGCAGAGAAGGCAGAGGCAGAAAAAGCGGCTGCAGAGCTTGCACAGAAGAAGGAGGATCTGCGTCAGTACGCACTCTCCAGCAAGATGATTACTGAAGCTGAAGTTTCCGATGGTGGCAATTACGCAAGTCTGATTGAGAATCTGGACGAGACCGGCATCAAGAATGTGATTGCCGAGCGTTGCGTTGAAGCTGCCAAGAAGGCGCCTGCTGAAAAGAAGATTGAGACCTCTGAGGTACATAAGTCTGAGAGCATCAAGCTGAATTTGAATGAAACCAAGTATAACACCACTAACGCTAACAAGCGTGATGCATGGCGGGAATATTTGGGTAAGTAATAACATTTAAGAGAAAGGAAAAATATTATGATTCGTGAACTGATGGTAAACGGCGCGAAGAATATTCCCGCTAACTATGCCGCAAAGGTCGATATGGTCACCGGCATGGGTGTCCAGGTTGACCACAAGGCTGGTCAGGTTAAGTTCCCTGACGCAGCTACCGCTGAGGGCATCGAGATGGTTGCCCATGAGTTTATCCCGGAGGGCATCTATGCAAGCCAGACTAATTTTGATGACTATGATAAGATGGCAACCGAGATTAAGGCAGGTGTGCTGGTGAAGCGTGTTCCTCTGTATGCTGGCGAGCTGTACGGCACCGACCAGTACAAGGATGGCGATGCACAGGATACCAATATCGGAAAGCTGCTGGAGGTCAATATTGACGGTAAGTGGCAGGTTGCTACTACTGGTACTTCTCGTTTTGAGTTTGCTGGTGTGATGGACGATAACGGCCACAAGCTGATTATGATCAGTGTGCTGCCCGAGGCAAAGACTGTTGCTTGATTGAGAGAAAAATCTTGAATATGATACGTGAAATTTAAGGCTATCGTCTTTGGACGGTAGCTCTTTTATTTTGCGCGAAGAGAAAGGAAATGAATTATGGCACTGAATATTGAAGTGGCCGAGCTGATGAAGCAGCCTGGTCGTGTTTATGAAGTTGCTGAGAAGACTCAGTACAATCGCGCTATGGATGCCGAGGATAAGGAAATTGCAGAGGTTGTTGGCGCTCATGTTGAGGAGCTGATTGACAAGGGCGATCCCAATAAGGAGATTGCTCAGTTTGTTAACCGCACCGTGACTGATGAGCTGTATGGTGCACCTGACGAGCTTCTGGACTCCATGTTTGAGCGTGGTAATGTTGGTGAGTTTGATGACTACGAGGCAGGTCGTACTGTTAAGAATACTCTGAAGGCTTATGATGCAGCTAAGGGTGGCAATGTGCCGAAGTCTTACCTGCACTACGAGACCATTAAGCCCGTCTGGCGTAATAAGCAGATTGAGGCTGATCTTAGCTTTGTGGAAGTAAGACGTAATGCTTGGAAGAGTGTGGCAACTCTGACCACCTTTATGACTGAGGCTCTGAAGAACCAGATGTTCTATGACATTTTCAGCATGGTTGATGACGCTATCACTGGTGGTGAGCAGAAGATCGATGCACAGGGCAAGGAGCCCACTATGCAGGACATGGACGCTCTGGCTCTGTATCTGAATGAGTACGCCGATGGTGGTAATCCCTTCACTGTCAGCCTGATGAAGTATTGTGCCAAGATGCGTCGTATGACCGGTTACGCTGAGTATCTGTCTGACGCAGCTAAGGACGAGTTCAACCGTTATGGTCTTGTTAAGACTTATGATGGTGTTGCTATCACTGGTATTAGCTCTGCTAAGAAGCTGGGTGATGGTTCCCTGCTGATCCCGGATAAGCGTATCTATGGCATCGCAGGCAAGATTGGTCGCCTTGACATGAAGGGTGAGACTCATACTTACGAGGATCACGACAACAACAACGAAAAGATTCATCTGATGGTCAAGGACTTTACCTTCGGCTATAGCATTGATCATATCGAGCGCGTTGCTAAGATTGTTCTGCAGTAATTTTTACCAAAGGCAAATTTGAGCGGGGACTTTGCGGTCTCCGCTTTTATAGAAAAGGAGACAAATTATGAGTTCCGTGATGGAAAAGAAGTTTATTGACGTTTTGAACTGCGACGATAACGTGGTTACCATTTCGTCACTGAACGGTAAGGGTTATACTTTCGAGCCCGGTAGTGTGGAAGATCCTTGTGTGATTCCTATTCCGCCGGAGGAGATTATGTATATGAATAGCACTTGTTCTGCGTTCAAGAATGGTGTTCTGCGTTTTCGCCCTGAAGAGCAGAATGAAATCTTTAAGGCTATTGGCATTAAGGGAGACGATGTTCTATTCATTGAAGATATCGACAATGCGATTCTAAATCCCACTGTCGAGAATCTTCAGCGTATGATTGACATTAAGGATGGTGCTCAGTTTGAGCGTATTCGTGGTCGCTTTTATCGTATGACCAATGCCGGTGAAGATCTGTCTACCAAGGTCAAACGCCTGATTGACGAGCGTTATAAGGAGCTCCGTGCTGGAAAGCGTAACAGTGAGCTGTCTGTCGTACCTGCGACCAAGTCTGCTGATAATGTTCAGGCCGAACTTGAAACTGCAAAGAATCAGATGGCTGAAATGCAGAAGCAGATGCAGGCTATGATGGCACAGATGCAGGCTATGATGGCAGGCGCACAGACTGTTGCACCGGATAATTCTGTAGAAAAGACTACTGTCAAGCGTGGCCGTAAGAAGGCAGAGGCAGAAAAGGCGGAGGTTGTTCCCGCCGAGTAAGATTGGAGGGATAATGTGACCGCATTTTCGGAAATATACGACAAGTTCTACGAGCTGGTCGAAACTGATAGTAATTTCTTTCAGTATTTTGACCTGAGCGAGAATGAAGTGCGAGATCTTGTACATGACCGTGCAAAAAGTTATTTGATGGAGTCACTTTCTGTGATTACCAGAAACATTGAACCGGAAGAGGATTTTAGTTTCGATGATTACGATTCAGAACTAGAAGAGTTTAATTCAGATCTCACATTCGATGAGATTGATATGTTAGCGCATTTGATGTTGGAGCAACATTTTAAGCGTGAGTTTGGGAAGTTGAAAGCATTTAGCGCACAGGACCTTCCTACGAGTTTACAAGTATTCTCCCCTGCTAATGAGCGCACGAGTATTCGTGCTCTTGTGAAAGACATTCACGAGGAGAATATGACGATGTTAGACAACTATATGGCAAAAGACCGCTCGACCCGTAAGCGTAAGACCATCGACTATGATACATACGCTTCCTACTCTGAGTAAGGAGGTGTACCGATGGACTTTTATACAAGGGCACGAGCTGTTGGTGGTGCCGCAAAAATGTCTAACAAAAAGGATGTCAAAATTGCTTTTGCAAAGCGAGATTTTGCTGCACATTTTAAAGATAGCGTTGATTATGAGGATAATGCTCTTGTGAATGGTTTACCTCAGAAGCTGGTTGTTAGTCGCAGTAATAGTATTGCTAAGGAAAAGAAAATCTGGGCTTATCCTGGTGATTCTTTGAATCTTGGCGACATTGTTGACTGCTACAATTGTAAATAGCTGGTAACTGAGATTGAGCCAAACGATGAAATTTTTCTTCGTGGAAAAATGGAGCTGTGTAACCGTCAAATCCAATGGCAAAATCCGATTACTGGTGAGATAGTCTCTCGTTGGGCAACACTGAGTAAGCCTTATTACGCAAATAATAAGGAGATTATTATGACTTCATTGAGTCAACGTGAATATAAAGTACAGATGCCTTTTGATGACGAGACTGCACTGATTGACCTTGATAAGCGCTTTATGTTGGAAATTATCAATGGCGAGCCGAAAACGTATGTTACGACTTCTGTTGACCAGAGTACAGAGCGTTACGAACTGCATGGTAAAACACAGGGATTCCTTGTGTTGAACATCCGGCAGGATCAGTATAACAGTAAGACGGATAATGCTGAGAAGATGATTTGTGATTATTTTGAGCCAAACAAAATCGACGAATCAGAAATAGATTCTCGTGTGACTGCTACTATAAAGTATGTAGGAAAACCAGAGGTTCGTATTGGTGGTTCTTGGAAAAAATTCTCTCCTATGTTCACAAGTGTTGCTGGCGAGGAAATTACTGAAATTGCTAAGTGGAAGTTCGTTTGCCTTGAGGAATTCAAGGAATTTGTAGAAACGCAGACTGCCGACGATGGTACTTTTAAAATTCGTATTTTGAATAATAGTATTATGGACGGCTCAACTGTTAGGATTTCTCTGGCAAATGCAGATAGTACGGCAAATACATCTATCGAATGTAAGGTGGTGAGTTTGCTGTGACAACGAGTGAGCTGATTACAGAGTATAAAAACAAATTGGCCTTGAAGCTGGTCAATACTGATGGGCTTGTTGAAGCGATGGGTAATGATGACATTGAAGAGCCTGACGAGGCGATTTATACATACATCTTCCCATACTTCCATATTCCTGACACAATTGAGGCAGCGCACAGCTATATTTGTTTTAAGGTAAATATGACTGACCGAAGCAACGTCAACGACTGGTATGAAAACTTCACACTTACTGTGTGGGTTATTGTGAACCAGGCGCTGATGAAAATGAATGGCCATGGTGGTGCAACACGAGTTGACTATCTGAGTGGTCTTGTGGAAAAAGAACTACACGGCAGTACAATTTTTGGAATCAAACAGCTTAAAATCACATCCAATATCGAGGACAATATGGATTTACACCATCGTGTGCGAATTATGACGTTCAAGACGCAGGATCTGGATGACCTTGTGGGGTGTGGCTGATGGAACTTCGGGAAATGTACGAGCCAAGCTTGATGCGCGGAAGAGACTTTAAAATCAACGACAAAATTACGATTCACATGCCTTCGGTCGGTGACATCATCGATTATGGTGAGCAAAAGTATTTTCAGTTAGTTTATTTATTCTGTTCTACATCGAGCGACTACAAAGCACAGCTTGACTCTGTTGGAATTGATTGGCAGAAGATTTCGGACTTTGAAATGTTCCGGCAACTTTTTATAGGCAATAAAGACCAAGATATGTCTATTTTGCTTGGCGATATGGACACTTCTGGGTTTATGATGGCGAAAGATAACATAAGTGGTGAGATCGTATTACACAACAGGCTTACGGACACTCGTATTGACCATGTGGTGTATGAAACGATTTCTCAGTACCTATGTGCTGCGAATGGAATTGAAAAGCATTCCGAGTTTGCTGCCGACGAACCGACAAGAATTGCAATGATAGAGGAAGCCAGAGACAACTTGGAGTATCAAAAAATTAAGCGTTATGAACCACACCTTGCGGAGCTTGTGCTCTCGATGGCGTGTTCGTCTGGCTTTAAAGCGGATTACTTCAAGGCTATGGATTACCCTATGAGTGTATTCATGAATCATGTAAGAAAGATTCAGCAAATAAAAAGTTACGACAATACGATGCATGGCGTTTACGCTGGCACCGTGGAATTTGGAAAGATTCCAAAAGCACAACTGGATTGGACGAGCAAGGTTGATTGACCTTGCTCTTTTATTTTTATCCAAATAAATTGAAAGGAAGAATATTATGAGCGATTTTAATTTTAATGAGGTCGTTATTGACCGCGTTCATCGCATTCACGAGTATGATCTGAACGGCAAGCGTCTGTGGACCATGAATCAGGTTAAGGATTTCAAGCTGACTCTGGGCGGCGAGACTGTTTACGCTCAGGATGCACAGGGCGTTAACATCATGGCATTCGATAAGAGTAAGACTGCAGAGGCAGATTGGTCTAATGCTCTGATGCATCTGGGTGCTCTGGCAGAGCAGATGGGCTCCAAGAAGGAGGTTGCTTCCTCTGAGGCAAAGCAGGTCTTTACCACTGTTGAGTACCTGACTTCTGTTGACGGCAAGAAGCTGACTCTGACCCATACCCCCAAGACTGCTGTTGCAAATGCCCCCTTTAAGTACATCGATCTGGTCGATGGTCAGGGTAATGCACTGAAGACCTTTGAGCTGGGTGAGACCGCAGAGTCTCAGTTCTCTGTTACTGGTACTGAGGTCACTCTGCCCACTGGTGCAGATCTGAAGGCTGGCGACCGCTTTGTTGTGAAGTATCAGTACGAGAGCGAGGAGGGTATTGCTATCAATGATAGCGCCGATAAGTTCTCTACCGAGGGCGAGTTCGTGATTGAGGCATTCTGCTACAATCCCTGCGATAAGGCAAATAAGAAGCTGATGCGTATCATCTTCCCGAATGCCAAGATGGATAATGCTATCGATATGACTTTCACTAATGAGCTGGCTCATCCGGTCAAGATTAGCGCTACTCAGGAATACTGCTCTGAAGACAAGCGCCTGTTCCGTATTGAGACTGCTGCTGCCTAATGGCAAATCTGAATTGGTGCCGTACTTGCGGAAAAGAATATCCGGTTTGCCCGCATTGCGAGCAGGATGCGCGTCTTAATCCTTGGCGAATGATTTGTGACACTGAGCCGCACTTTCTTGTGTGGACTGCCGTAAATCAGTATCGTCAGGGAATTATTTCAAAAGAGACGGCAAAAGCAGATCTGACTACTCTTTTGATGCGCAAGTACAAGAATGTTACGAAAGCCGAGGTAGAGACTTTTATCCCAGCTGTTCGTGATGTTTTCCATGAGATCATGGATGAGCCTGCAAAGGCTGAGAATGAGTCATCTAGTGATGTAAAGGATGAGACGCCCGTGAAGCCGGTAGTTAAGAGAACATCAAATCGTAAGGGGCGGGCATAACCGCCCCTTTGTTTTTCGTGGTGGTTTTATGGAGAAAAAGAACAGGACAAAGTTTAATGTCAGTAAGAATCCAGCAGATAGAACATATGACGGCGTAGTTTATGATAGTAAGGCAGAAATGTTGTTTTATCGAGATATTGTATTGCCAAAGCTGGCAAGCGGCGAAATTGTAGAGTGTCGTAAGCAAGTCCCATTCCTTCTGCAGGAAGCGTTCCGCCGGGTCGATAAGGACGGAAAGGACGTAGCGGTGCGGAAGATTGATTATGTGGCGGACTATGAAATTACATATCGAGATGGCAGCAAACAAGTGATTGATACGAAAGGATTCGCTGATAGTGTTGCGCTGATGAAGCGCAAGATGTTCTGGTTCAAGTATCCTGATGTAGATTACCGCTGGATTACATACTCCAAAATTGATGGAGGTTGGGTCGATTACGACGACCTAAAAAAAGCTCGAAAAGAGCGAAAGAAATTAAAGCAAGCACAGACGAAAGGGAGATAAAATGAAGGTTTTAAATTTTCAGGAGCGAAATGAGTTTCTTGATGAAGTAGTTAAGGCATGTACTATTGACGGTGATTATCAGCCCGCACTGCTTGATGTGGTGTTTCGGCTAACCGTTCTAAAGTATTTTGCGGATTATGATTATCGTAGTGAGCCGCAGAGTGAGTGGCCGCGTATTGCTTACGAGTCTTTTAACTTCAAGATTAACAAGGCTGGTTGTGATACTTCTGCATTCTGGGATCAGTACGATTCTCTGGAGAAGGCTGTCCACGAGCAGATTGACCGTTCTCATAAGGAATGGCTTGTTCTTGGTCTCTGTGGCAAGCTCAACGAGATTATTGAGAAGCCTGACCCTATTTCTGATTTCGTTGACTTTATGGAGAACTATTTGAATGATGTGAAGGGCAACTTGAATGACTTTGATGTTGAGAAGTTTTCTGAAGTGACTTCTGCCCTGCTGGACAATAAGCAGGAGATCTCTGCTGTGCTGGCAAAAGATAAAAAGGAATAAACACTTTTAGAGGTGGGCTGGAGGGAATTTTAATATGGCTACAAGAAGTAAACCGCTGAAGTTATGGGATGCTGAGAAGTTTAAGAACGTAAACCCAGTGTCTTTGAAATACTGGGATAGATATGAGACCGATATGGGTATCCGTGATCTCAGCCCGTCTACTGTTTACAATTATGAATCGGATTTCAAGCAGTGGATGATTTATGTTTTGGACAATCAGGGCAATGCCCCTGTGACGGAACTTGAAGAAGAGGATATTGAGGAATTTCTATTCTATTGTAAGAAGCATGGAAACAACTCTGCTCGTATGAAACGGCGTATGAGTACAATTTCTGCGCTATATCGGTATCTTCGTAAGAAGAAAATCATCAAAGAAAATCCGATGGAGTTCATTGACCGACCGACTAAGGACGTGGTTGTCGTGAAGCAGACATACCTTACGCCGGATGAGGTTAAGTTGATGCGAGAGAAGCTGAACGCTCTGGTTGAATCTGCGACCACCGTTCACATGAAGAATAATGCGATGACGCTGCGTCTGTACGCACTGTTCTCACTATCAACGATGGCTCGTGTTAATGCTGTGCGAAATACACTCTGGAAGTCTATCGATTATGAGAACCGTATGGTGCATGACGTTCTGGAGAAGGAAGGCAAAATTGTTGATTTGATGTTCAGCAAGGAAGTTTCTGAGCTTTTGAAAGAGCTGAAGGAATACCGTACTGAGCATGATATTGAGGATGGCGGCTATGTGTTTGTTGGTACGAAAATCAATGGTGCATGGATGCCGATTACTTCAAGCACTGCCGGTGATTGGTGCAAGAAGATTGGTGAGATGATTGATGAGCCTACACTGCACCCGCATGATTTCCGGCACAGTGGTGCTACCCTGCTGAAGAATGCGGGTATGAGTCTGGAAGATGTCTCTTCCCTGCTCAACCATGCTGGCACGGATGTGACCAACAAGTATTACATCAAAAAGGATACGACAAAGATTCAGTCTGCAAAGGATCGGTTTGAAATTTGAGGTGGAGTGAATGGGAAGTCTTGCTTCTTCGTATACAAACTTTGATGATTTACTGGCCGGTGTTGCGAATGGAATTGAAGAAGCGGTGCGAGGCGTTGCTCCGCAAATCGAAACTCGTTTGCAAGTGAGTGCAGAACAGAATGTGCATCCGAAAAATGGTCGAAAAGATGGAATTACCAGTGCAAAAAATATTGTTAGTAGCGTTACTCGTGAAGGTAACGTGGTAACGATGGTCGTGAAAGACATTGCTAGACCGCAGGGCCCAAAATGGGGTTCTTTTGACGAGATGCAAAACGACGCACTTGAAGGAACGATGTTTGCAAACTGGATCGAGCACGGTTTATGGATGGATATTGCTACATGGGCAAGTATGGGGTATCCGAAAGATGATGACAAACCGAAACGTCCTGCACGTCCGTTTATTGCTCCTGCGCAAGTCGAGGCGGCAATGATTGTTAAGACGGCTTTACATGGATTGTAAAAGCCATCTTTTATGAGAATTTATTTGGAATAAAATTTGAATGAGAGGAGGCTGGCTTGAAGAAGCTGGCCGCTTCTCTTTTTTATTTTGAAAGGAATTGTTGAAAATGGAAAAGAGAGGTGACCAACAGTATGGATGAAAAAGAAAATACTGGTATAGAGTCTTCTGCCGTAACAGCTATTAAGGTCAAGGTTGTTATCGACACAAATAAAGCAGAGTTAGATAAGCAATTTAATTCTGTTAAGGAGCACTATAAAGAAAAATCAGTAAAAATTGCTTTTGGAGTAAATCAAAACGACACTATCCGTAATATAAATGATGCACTTGATAAGGTAGTCAAGAGTGGAAAATTAAAAACTCCAAAGGTCACACTTGATGTTAAAATCGACCAGAGCAAAGTAACCGCACAGCTTAAAAAAGCTATGCAATCTGCGGCAAAGCAGACAGTTAAGGTTGATACCGGAAAGTCTGGTTCTACAAAAAAACAAGATACTTCAAAAAGTGATATTTCTCGCCTTTTTAGCCTTGCAAATCGTCAAGCAAAGTTAAAAGCGGATGAAGCATCGTTAATTGCTAATGGAAACAAATCATCTGAGTTGAAAGCGGTACAAACTAGATTGAGCGCAATCAACGATGAGATGGATAAACTCAAGACAAAAACAAAAGATGTAATTACGGAATCTCAGAAGTTAAAGCTTGAGGATATCGAAAAAACCGGAAAATTCAATGCTGACAGGAATACTGCAAAAGGTGCTGATTCTGTTGCAAAAGAACTAAAAAAACAAAATCAAGAAATTGCAGATGATTTAAAAAAGACTCTCACATCTCAAGAATCCGAGTATGAAAAATATCAAAAAAAGATTCAGTCTCTTGAAAACTATTCTAAGAATAACTCCAACTATAAAAATGATAATATCAAAAAATATTTATATGGAGAAGATGGAACTGGAAAAACTTCTGGAAAGTTAAAAGAGTTGCGAGATCAGCTTGCTTCTATTGAGAATACTACACCAGGAAAAGCAATTCAAGACTTTGATAAAAAATGCAAGACTCTTGATACAACTATTGATTCTACAAGTCAACATTTAAAAGAACTTGGATTTGATTTTAGAGATATAAATCAAGCCAATGTTGATATGACGAAGTTTAAGAGTGTTTATGAACGTGCAACGAAGTTAGAAGACTCTATTGCAAATAAAAGTAAATATTCTTGGCTAATTGATAGTTTAAACGGAATAAAAGCTTCTGCTGCTGGCTGTGAAGGCGATGTTACTGATCTTAGTGCAAGACTATCAAACCTTGAGGTTGAGGCCAGCAGATGTGGGGCCACTACAGAAACTCTTGGTCAAAAACTGTCTCGTCTGTTTAAGGAGCATTTCCAGACCGCCATCGCTATGGCTGGCGTTGCGATGGTTAAACAAGGTCTGCGAGAGGTTTATAATAATGTTCTGGAACTGGACACGGCTGTAACAGAGCTTAAAAAGGTCAGTAAAATGACTGGCGACGAGATGAATGAATATCTCGATAGAACTGCAATAAACGCTCGTGAGCTTGGTGCTAATATTTCTGATCTTGTAAATAGCACTGCTGATTGGAAACGACTTGGATATACGGATAAAGACTCTGAAGAGCTTGCTCGTGTGTCTGCACTCATGGCGAATGTTGGAGACCAGATCGATAACGCAACGACTGCTTCCTCTTACCTGATTTCTGCAATGCAAGGTTTTGGGTTGGTTGCTGATGATGCAGAACGTCTTCTGGACTGCATGAATCAAATCGCTAATACCGAACCGGTCAGTATGAACGACCTTGGAATTATAATGCAGAAAAGTTCCGCTGCGATGTCTGCCGCCGGAAATACATATCAGGAGACGCTTAGTTTGGCGGCTGCTGTAAATGGTGTACTTCAGGACGCCGATACGAGTGGCACTTACCTAAAAACTTTGAGTATGTACCTTCGTGCTTCAAAAACAGATGCGGAGAATGCCGGTATCGCAACAGATGGAATGGCAGATTCTGTATCCGAACTTCGATCTGAGTTGAAGCAACTTGCTGGTGTTGATATTATGAAGGATGATAATACCTTCAAATCAACCTATCAGATTATGAAGGAACTTTCTGAGGTTTGGAAAGATCTGTCTGACACAACACAGGCAAACATTACTGAGTTGATTTCTGGAAAGAGAGGAGGTCAGAGTACATCTGCCCTGCTGAATAATTTTAGCGTTGCTGAAGATGCTATGAAGCAAGCGCTTAATTCTAGCGGCAGCGCAATGCGTGAGAACCAGACGTACATGGATTCCTTGCAGGCGAAGCTTAATCAGCTTGATTCTGCATTCCAGAAGTTTAGTACGGACTTGATGAAGTCAGATATTCCGAAGTTCTTTGTAAGCCTTGCCACAGTTTTTGTTG